AACCGACCCGCACGTCTACCAGAGGGAGAGAATTTTAACCCCCCCACCCCCCACACCACCCCCTTCGTTTTTTTTAGATTCTCTAAAAATACGGTGGTCCCCTCCCGAATATGGCGACACCCCCCCCAATTTCCCCCAGAAAGTGGCCCCGCGCCGAAAAATACGGAAGCACCGGAACATTCGTCCAAACTCCTTGACAGGGATGATCCCCCGCCTATAGTGGGCCGATGCCGCTCATCCCCCCCCGCCGGGAGGCCCTCCCCGAAATCGCCCCGCACACACCCCGCGAGGCGCTACTCATGGTGGCGACCCTAGCCACGAAGGGTGGGGTGTCGGACGATGATTTCCGCCGGGTGGCGGTAGCGGGGTTGCAGCCCTCAGCGACGTTTGAGCTGACCGATGAGTTGGCTGATCGACTCGCGGTCGCGCATCGCCTCCTGCGGGAGATCCGCGAAGGGACGGAGCTGGCGGTGATCGCCGGCGAGATCGAGGATGCGCTCGCCCTGCCGCCCGACCTCGAAGCGATGGTCGAAAGGCGGCTTCCCCTCCCCCCCGCCGGGAGGCTGCGGTGAGAGAGAGGGTCTACATCAGGCCCATCCCCCGTGGTTGGCAGTGGGCGGTGCAGATCTGGGCTGCGCCCCACGGCAGAGATGCCGGCTGGTGGACCGTCCGCGCTACCGACGGCGAAGTCGCCTATACCCAGGGCGAGATCGTAACCCTTGGTGTGTTCGGGACCAAGAGGTCATTCCGCGCGGCGCAGCGCGCTGGTCGGCGGGCGCTGAAGAGGGTGCGGAAGGCACGCGACCACCTGGGGGAGCCTGCCTTCGAGGAGCAGGGAGACATAAAGGACGATGAGCCGACGCCCGAAGAGGGGTTCCCCGTGAGTCGTGAGCTGAGGGGTCCATGAAGCTCGGCGGCGATCGGATCGTCTTTTGCAACGGCTTCTTCTACCGGGAGGGCGTCGAACTCTGTATCGAGGAGGTCCGCGAGGCCGAATGCGAGGGCGTGGCCGGCGCGACCGGCGCGCTGGTGGAGTACGCCCACTGGAAGGATCGGGAGGCCCACCGGAGAGACCCCACTCCCCCCGGCAGGCCCGGGTGCTGCGGCGGCTGCGGGCGGGCTGCCGGGGAGTTCCACGCTGTCCGCTGCCCAGTGGGTGGTGGTGGCGTCGTACTTATCGGGCAGGTTGTCCAGCTTGGCGGCTCCCAGCCAATAGTGCCAATGGTGCTGCGGCCCAGGGACAACCTCATCGTCTTCCTCTACCTGCTTCTCCGCGACGAGCTGCCGGCCGGCCGTGCGGAGAAGATCGCCGTTCAGGTCGAGGCCAGCGCCGGCGAAGTAGAGATCAGCCTGTCCAACGCTTTCCTGGCGGGGTACGCCCGCAGTCTCGCCGGCAGGCTGCGGGAGCCGGAGCCCAAAGTCTCCTCAGAAGAGCTGCCCGAGGCGAGCCGCATTGCGCTGAGGAGGCACGACGCCATCCGCCTGATCGCGCGCTACGCCGGTAGACACGGGACGATTGACGTGCCGGTGGCGATCAGCGCCGCGCTGGACCATGACCTCACTATCCAGCAGCGGAGTGAGCTGTTCTCCGCGATTGCCGTCCTGACTGGGCGCTGGGCCGACATCAGATGAGGAGAATCCGGAAAGGCGACCCTTCCGCGCGGGCCTCTTACGATCGCGAGGACAGGGAGTACGTCACCCTCTACGGTGAGCGCCGCAGCGTCACCCTTTATGGGGAGGCGGTTGGGATGTCGGCCGAGGAGCTGCTCATCCACGCGCGGGCGAAGATCCGCGAGCACAAGGAGCTGATAGATCTCCTCCTGCGCCACGTCCCTCGGAAGTTCGAGAGAAAGGTCGATGCGCTCGACGCCCCGTGCAGCGCCGCCGAGGAAGCGATCGCGGCCGTCGAGATCCTGATCGCGAATGCGGCCGTCCAGTTTCAGGCATCGAGGGAGCGGGGATGAAGCCCTTCCTCTTCCTAGACGTTGACGGCGTGTTGAACGCCTCTCCCCCGATCGAAGGCCACCAGGTCACCCGCAAGCTGGGCTTCCCGATCTGCATTCCGCCGGGGACGAAGGAGCGGATCGCATCGCTGGTCGAGGTCTTCGAGCCCGTCTGGGCGACGACCTGGAGGGGCGATGCCCACCCCAATTTCGCGGCCGAGCTGGACCTAACTTCTGCGCCGCCCTGGCCGTACATTAAGTTCCGCGACTTGAAGATTCTCTCGATCCTCGACTACGTGGTCAGTGTGCATATGTCGGGGACGAGTGTCCGGCGCTGGGTGTGGATAGACGACGACGCCCCGTGGGAGATCGACCATCTCGGCCTGGTGCCGGACGGCAGAAAATCGTTGGCGATCGCGCCGGAGACCGGAGTGGGCCTCACCGATGAGCACGTCGCGCAGGCGCTGGCATTCGCGGGGTCCGGCAATGCCTGAGCGAGAGGAAGCGGTGGAGCGGTGGAGCCTGACACACGACGCGGATCATCCGAGGTTCGGGGTCGCTAGTGGCCCTTACATAGGCATTGACCGAGCCATACGAGTTATGCCCGTAGAGGAACACGAAGCCAAACTGACAGCCCTCCGCTCCCAGATCGAAAGAGAGGTTGGGGAGCGGCTGCAAAGCGAGGTTGACAAGCGCCTCGCGGCCGGAACGCATTACCGAGTGGCGGGTGAAACAGCGAGGGCCGACCGATGCACGGCCGCCGCGAGTGCGATTGAGTCGGCGAGCCATGCCGCCCTAACCGCCATCCATGAAGAGGGAAGCGAATGAAGCTCGCCGGCTTCGAGATCAGATTCAGTGCTCGCCGCGCTGCGCTACCACCGGCATTGCCGATCGCCGTCGATGTGGCTGTGCTGACCTCCGATGACTATGGCCCTCCAAAGGGGACTGTCGGGGTAGTGGAGAATATTTCGGCTGACGGTCAATACCTATTTATCGCCTGGGTGAGGCCAGGTGGCGGCGGCCGGGCGGAGCCCGTCCTGTGCAGTGATGTCATGGCGCTCGGCTTCGCGACGATCTCTCAGGGTGAGCCAATAATGGGTGGCTCGATGAAGACATTCGGGCAGGTTGTGACCGATCTGGTCGAGGTCGGCGATGGGCTGGATAAGAACCTCGCCGGGACGCCAGTAATCGAGTGGGACCCACACTTGATTGCGGGTCAACTCAGAGATTGGCGCGAGGCCCGCGACGCGGTGACGCGCGCCCTAACCGGAGGGTCCACCAACCCGTACTTCTTCGGTGGTCACAATGACTAAGGTCGCTGGGTTCGAGATCAGTTTTCGCGTTCGCCGCGCTGCGCGCGCGCCAGCCGAACGACTGGCGATCGACGTGGTGCGGATGGCCTCCGACGCGCAGCTAATCCCGCAGGGGACTGTCGGCCTGGTTGAACACTGGATGCCGGCCAGACCAGGGAGCCCATCGACTGACGACATCTGCTTCGTCGCCTGGGCACGACATGGAGGGGGCGGCTCGGCGGAACCCGTCCTGCGCAAGCACCTGGAGCCCCGAGGCCGCGCCACCCTACATCCCTTCGGAGGCCACGAATGAAGATCGTCGGGCCAATCTGGACGATCGAGGATCTCGGTTACGGGCGGATGCCGTGCTACTGGGGCGAGACAGGGAAACCCCCGGGCGGAGAGCTGGGGGAGATCAAGATGCGCGCGGTGCCGGGCCAGCCGGGAATGCGTGAAGTGGTCGAAGAGGATCGAGATCGTTACGTCGCCCTGCGGAGGGCGGAGGATTGGTATGACGAGGCGGTGGAGTCGTGACGGGCCGCGCCGCCAAGGTCGATTACCACGACGGGATGAGCCACGGCGCGCGCATGACGCTCGAACTAATCCTCGGCGAGAACCGCTCCGAGCTGCTGGCGGCGGATCTGTTCGAGGAGCTGCGCTTCAGAGGCTTCATCCCCGACCAGTTGCGCGGCTACATCGAGGAGGCCCACAGAAACTCGATGGAGGAAGCGGCCGAACGGGGGCAGGCGTGAGTGGCTATCTCATTAAGCTGGTCCGCGACAAGGTGGAGAAGGACTTCATCCATGACACACACGAGGTCTCCTTCGGCCCGGTGGAAGTCGGGCACGAGCACGCTGAGCTTCTGCGCAAGAAGCTGATGGAAGAGGTCGCCGAGTACCTAATCGACCCGTGCGTTGGAGAGCTGGCCGACATAGCCCAGGTGGTGATTGACCTCGCTCGTGTTGACTTGGCGACGCCTTACAGCACGGTCGAGACAGTGCGTGCCGAGAAGTACAACCGCCGTGGCGGGTTTCGGGGCGGCACCGGGATGTACGCGATCGAGGTTCCTGAGAGCGCGAGGTAGGGATGAGCATCAACGCTATTCGCCGCTTCTACGTCGAGGATCACTCGACCCTGCGACCTCCTTACTACTCGGTGGTCGATCGCACGGGTTACCTCCCCCCGAAGAAGTTCGAGGTCGGCATGCTCAGCAGCGACATCGCGATGTCCAACGCCGTCACCCTGGCGACCAATAGGAACACTTGCGAGTTACATGGCGCGCACGTCTTTAGCATGCAGGGGGAGAAATGTGAGATCTGCGACGCCACCACCCAGCCCGACGTACTGAGCCCCGAGGGGGAGCTGCTGTGACCAGAGACCACAACCAGCGGCTGGCCGAAGCGATGAAGGAGGTCGGATACCCGGCGTCGGTGGTGAGCAAAGCGTACGACGGCTACTGGTCTGACTTCAGAAGCTCAATACCGTTCCCGAAGATAACGCTGGTGGAGATGCTGGAGCAGGATGGACACCAAGCTCTATCGGTTCGCGTGCAGGACGGTGAGTTCGATGGCTAAAAGATCGCAGCTAATCCGTTGCCGCGCGAGAGCGGCCCCATCTTGTTATGACGGCAAGTCGGTGGCGGGCATATACGACTCCGACGAGGGGATGGCCGACGACGGCACGTGGGATGGCGAGACCGTGGTCTGCGACTCCTGTTACATCGCACTCGGTCAGCCAACCTCATCCGACCCGGCAACAATCGCCGGCGGGAAGGGAAGGGGTAATCGTGTCTGAGATGAAGACCGGAGCAGAGATCCTGGAGCGGATCAAAAAACCGAACATCAACCTCGGCCCCTTCGCGCAGTTCGAGCAGGAGGCGCTGGTCGAGTTCCTCCCCTGGGACGCCGGCAAGGAGATCGCCAAGGAAGGCGTCACCCAGGAGGAGTGGGACGAGGAGTCCATACCCCTCACCCGCGAAGCCGTGATTAAGCGAATGAGCAGATATATGGAGTTCGCCTGGGGTAAGGTGCTCGACCACCGGGCTAACTCGGCCAGCCGCAGCCTGATGAAGTTCAGGGCCTGGATGTGGCTAATGGGGGACGACCTGGACGACGAACCCTACGCGCAGTATGGCGCTCCGGTTCTGGCACGGATCTGCGAGCAGTATGGTTTCCCGATCCCCGAGGACGAGGAGACTCAGCGGATGATCGCCGGCCGGCCCTGCTCTGACGACTGCATGGAGGGGTGTGGGCTGTAGTGGCTAAGAGGCTCCAGGTGGAATTTCCGGAGGGCAACCCCGGGCTGAAACTCGATGTCATCGGCGCGGGTAAGCTCGATAACGACGCCACTCAGTATGACGCGATTCTCAGGCTGGCTTTTTGGGCTCGGAGTTCGATTGCCGGTGTTGAGAACCGAACACTCCTGGCAGGCAAGGGACCAATTTGTGTCTCGCTCGCGCCCTGGGGTAGAGATGACTGAGATCACCATCACGATCAGTCGCGAGGATGCGAGCGTCGCGCAGTTCTGGCTGGACTCCGATGCGGCCGAGTGCGAAGAGGACTCGAAGAACGAGAGAGATCCAGCTTTGTCGGAGAGTCTGGCTGATAAGGCGAAATCGTTAGGGCGGGTAGCCGACGCCATGAGAGTTGAACTCGACAAGGAGATGCGATGAGGCAGATCTGGAAATTCCCGGTAGAGATCGCCGATGACGTGACGATCATAATGCCCAGAGGCGCTGAGGTTCTGTACGTCGGAGAGCAAGCCGCCGGTCTGGCGATCTGGGCGCTTGTCGATCCCGACGAGTCCCTGGAGGAGCGCATGTTCCACATCTTCGGGACAGGTCACTCCATCCCCTCAATCATTGAGGGCAGAGACCACATTGCAACGGTACCGATGAGGGATGGGGTCTTCGTTTGGCACGTCTTCGACTTACAGGGCAGCCGATGACCGCCGACGAGATCGGACAGGTACTGGGGAAGGCGGCGACCGACGAGGAGGTTGAACATCTGGGCTGTATGAAGGTCGATGTCGAGGTAACTCATCGACGGCCAGCTTACTCCGACCGCTACTCCAATACCTATTCGCTCAAAGTCATTAGTGGGGTGGAATTTCAGAGGCGTCGGAATGAGGGACGGGACATACGGTACGCACACAAAGGCGGCGAGACCCTCGTCATCATCAGAACCGTTGAAGGGAATGGTTTCGTCGTCGGGCATGCCGAGTGTTCGGAAGATGACAACTTCGATCGGCGGCGCGGGATTCAGATCGCCCTCGGCCGGGCGTTGCGGAATTTCGATAAGCACGGCTGGATCAGAGCGACACATGGCTGAGCTGCGTAGAGATCTTCCGCCGCTCCCCGATCGAATCAAGGCCCTGCCGGTGGACGATCGGGGCTACCCGGTGCCCTGGTTCGTCACCTGGCTCGACGGCGATAAGGAGGTCTTCCCAGGCCACGGCAAGCCCGATTTCCGGATCATCCGTCCTGACGCGATTGTCAGGGCCGTGCGGGGTCAGCGCTGCTGGATCTGCGGCCAGCGCATGGGTCGCTACAAAGCATTCGTCGTCGGCCCAATGTGCGGAATCAACCGGATCAGCAGTGAGCCCCCCTCTCACCTGAACTGCGCCACGTTCGCGGCGATTGCCTGCCCCTTCCTTGCCAGGCCACACGCGCGCCGTCGGGACAACAACCTGCCCGAGGATCTGGAGATGGCCGGTGAGCCTATCCTCGATAACCCGGGGGTGACGATGGTGTGGGTTACGGAAGCCTTCATGTCGGTCAACGCGGATGATGGGGTGCTCTTCAGCATGGGCGCGCCGACGGGGGTCCTCTGGTTCGAGAAGGGTGGGCCGGCGACTCGCGAGGGCGTCGAGGCGGCGATCGAGCGGGGCTTCCCAAAGTTATTGAAGCTGGCCGAAGAAGAGGGGGAGGCGGCGGTCGCGCAGTTATGCAAAGACCGCGAACTCTTCAATAAGTACCTCCCGGAGCCAGCATGAGTTTGGCTCACCGACAGGCTGCGAAAATCGTTGCGGAGACCGAAGAGGAGTTCGTCGGTCAGTTCCGTCCAGACACGAGAGCCACCCTCGAAAATGTCATTGCCGAGGCGATTGAGCAGGGGGTCACCTGGACCTGCCACGTTTGCGGCGACGCACGGCCCGACCGGATGATCCGGGTTTTCAAACAGGAGTACGGTGAGGACGCCGGGGCCAAGCTCACAATCTGCGTCCGTTACTGCGCCGATAGGCCCGACTGCGGCGAGGCGGCTGCGCAAGGCATCGCCGATCGGTGGGCTAGGCGGTTCCAACACGACACAGGTGCTGATCGGGTGGAGCCATGACCTTCCGCCGAATCCTCAAACTTCTCCTCTCCCCAGCCGAGCCCGGCCCGCGCCGGCCGGCCAGGGAGATCACCCTCAACGTGCGCCGAAGGGAACGCTGATGGATGTAGTTGTCACAGTTCCGAAGGGCGAGTGGGCCAATTGGCTCAGCGAAGGCGACCTGGCTGGTGAGGAGTGGAGCGGAAGGGAGTACGGCTTCTACGTGGTCAGGCACCCGCTCCAGGTGACGCTTGGCGATCGGATCTATGTCGTCGCCGGCGGCAAACTGCGCGGGTATTCCCCACTGGTGCGGCTTGACCTGGCGGATCGGTTCGGCGGATCGCCAGGTAGCTTTGCCCTCGTTCGTCGTGGCGATGCGGTAGCGGTGACGATCCCGCTGGGGGTCAGAGGCTTCCAGGGATACCGATACCGCTGGTGGCGACGAGAGGTCGAAGTTCCGTTCCCAGAATGGGAGCAGCTATGAGTGAGCCGATTCGCTCAGAGGAGGACCCCGTGGATCGCCTTACCGCGTTTTGCGATCTCATGTTTGAAGTCCTCGAAGAGATGGGCGATGACGCCGAGGACGTGAGAGCGATCGTCCTGTTAAGCGAGGGGAACCAGGCCGCTGCCTCGCTGTACGGCTATGAGAAAGATGAAGAGGACATCGCCGTCAAGCACATGCTCAGTCATGCTCGTGCGCTTCTGCGGAGCCAGGGCAGGGATTTGGCGATCATTGAGCAGGGTCGTCCGGAGGATCAGTGATGGGCTGGAAGATATGGATAGAGGCCGGCAACGGCCAGCAGATCGGAGCTGAACTGCCCGAGGACTTCATGGAGCCTGGTGATGATGAGCCGACGGCGCTGGAGGTCATGGCTAAGTTCGCGGGGGAAATGGCCGAGGAGCACCGGAGATGGGGGCTGAACAAGGGTTTCGGTTTTCGCGCGCCGCTGACGATCAGAATCCAGGAGATCTGATGGGCAACCTCGGAGAGCAGGACGGCTATCCCGTCGGCGTCAGCAATGCACATCCCCACTTCCACGAGCCCGACCCCGTGTACCCCGACGAGTGTCAGGCTTGCGACCACAATGTTGTGGATGAGGACGGGGTTTGTGGGAGATGTGGGTTCCAACACGATCCAGAGGAGCCAGAGTGAGAGAGATTGAACTGCCGCGCCTGCAAGCGCCGGAGCGGGTGGTGGTAATCACCACGGATGCGAAGAACGGGAAGATCCTCGGAGAGAAGGAAATGGGGCCGACTTCTTCCTATGTGATTGTCTGCGGGCCGAGTTACTACATTGCCCACGAGCAGGTCTTCCCGAAAAGCGGAACGGTCCAGCTCACAATCAGAAGACATAACGACTAATGGACCCGAAACTACTAATTGTGCTTGCTTTTTGCGTTTTTCCGGATAGTGCTATCGCTGAGTCTGAGGTTCTTCATTCGGCCTGGGACGAGGCATATAGAAAAGGCTACGTCAAACGCGCTGAGGTCGGGCAGAGCGGGGAGTACGAGCCCTACATCACCGAGTGGGGCCGGCAGGCTCTGATTGAAGAACTGGAGAAGCCATGATTGATCTAGCGACAAAATACATCGAGACCGGCGACATGGTGAGGGTCGTTTTCTACAACGAGGGCCGTAAAAAGGAAACCCTGGAGGGTGAATTCATCGGTGTGGCAACCGACCTTGGCAATGGCGAGCCGATCCTGCTGATATGTGAAGAGGATAAGTCCACATTCCAGTCTGTTGGTTTCGACGCTGTGGTGAGGGTGGAACACGTATGACGGAGGGATACGAGCTGAAGTTTCTCGACGGCCCGGCGATCAGCCAGGTTATTAAGATGGTCGTTCCGCCGACGAAGGATCGTTGGTTCCTCCAGCGTGGTGGCTCGGAGTGGTGGATGATCTTCGATCCATTCGAGTCGATCGCCGGCAACTGCCGTAAGAGCCCCGATGGGGCACACAGCTTCGTGGAGCACGGCCGCGACATCGTTCGATGCACGGCATGCGGGGCGGCTCCGGATGGCGACCTTCAGGTGGCGCATTACCGAATCGTGGGTTCGGCCGCGCGCCAGGACGATGGGTTCCTCTTCACCTATGGGCTGGTGGTCTGATGGTTGGCAGCCACATGGAAGAAGCGGTGGAGGCGATGGCGATGGAGTTGTACAGAACCGCAATGGGTGAGCGCCATTCAAGCCTCCTGCTAAACCCCGAAGGGGAGTGGTCCTGGGAGTCACGGGATGACAGAGTGAAGGGAAGCTGGCGAATCGTGGCTCGCCGCTTGCTGAAGGGGTCGGTTCGTCCCCACATAGAGGCAGAACTGAGGGAGCGGCTGACCGAGCCCTTCGAGCGCATTGGCGGGTTGCCAGCGCCGGGCGAAGACCGTGAGGATTTCGCGGAGCGCGTCGAATGCGGCGACGCGCTGAGGATCGCTTACGAAGTCGGTCAAGCCCTACTCAAACAGGAAGGGGAGATCCGATGACTGACCAACCGAGCAAGGAGGCGGTGGAGGCCCTAGCGCGTAAGCGTTGGAATGCTCGCCGCGCTGAAATCTGCGGAAGCGGAACCGCCGCTGATCCCGGCAGGGAATGGGACGAAATCGAACCCAATCCCCAGAATGGGCACGATGTTCGAGCTGCCGAGTTCAACCGCGCAGAGCGCGACCTTGGAGACATCGAGCCGATCCTTCGCCCTCGCATAGAGGCAGAGCTGAGGGAGAGACTGCTGGGGCCGGCAGGTCGAGAGGCGCTTGCTCGCCATCAATATGGGCGGCACAAGAGCCGCTCCGGCAAATCCGTCGCCGAAGTAGACGCGCTTTGGGAGGGGGTCGAGCGGAACGTCAAGCACCGCTTCTGCATGGACGCACGCTTGGCGCTGAAGCTGACCCTCGACCACGCCCTACCCCTACAGGAAGGGAGAGACTGATGGGAATGTCTTTCTACCAGCCCAAAGACCTTGTAGGCCCACCCGGGCCAGCCTTACCACCACGGCGTATTTGCAATTGTCGCGAATACTTGGCGGTGGTGACGATGGAGCGCCTCCATTGGGTTTGCGGGGTGCATGGATGCCGGAGTCTTAACGGGATCGAGGCCGAGCAGGTGCGTGTGACGCTATCCGAGGGAGAGGCTGATGCCTGATCAACCGAGCAGGGAGGCGGTGGCAGCGGGTGAGCGGAAGTTGATCGACATGGAGATCGCCTACGAAGAAAGTGGGGGCCAGTTCGACCGCCGCAGAATGGTCGAGTTCATCGCGGAGGCGGTCCTCGCCATCGAACGTAAGCGCTGGGAGGAGGAGGTCAGGGAGCGGTTGTCGAGTGAAGCCGCAGTTCAGGTCGGCTGGCGGGAGTTGAAGGGCTGCATCCCGCCTTATGAGGGTGACGTGGACAGGCTTCTCGACGCTGTTAGCTATGTCGTCTTCCCATCCCAGGAGAGAGAGGGCGAGGAGCGGTGACGGTCTACGTCGATCAGCTTCCGTCGTCAGGTTGGGGCCGCTGGAACGGCGGCGCGCACATGATGGGAAACGATCTCAATGAGTTACACGCTGTGGCCGAGCAGATCGGGCTCCGCCGCAGTTGGTTCCAGGGTGACTCGACCTTTGCCCATTACGACTTGACGCGGAGCAAGCGCGACCTCGCGCTTCAGGCGGGCGCTCAGCCCATCGAATTAAGTGAAATCCCCGATGACGTGCTGATGCGGACGGAAGACGGTTCTTACGAGCGGCGTTGTGACCGCATCGCGAGGCGAGAACGCCAGCCCCAAGAACAAGGAGGAGCCGGTGGCTGAGAGAACGCGCCGAGTGCCCGCAAGCGACCTCGCGCCCTACACGCATCGGGTCTACATCGGCCACCACGCCCGCTACGAATGCCTGACGCGAAAGGGCGAGTGGTGCCGGGGGGTCGGGAACCACCTTCCGTTCTGTGGGCGCTGTCCAGCGAGGAGGAGCTAATGAGTAAGGAGCGCCCTGACATCCGCCCCGACGACCACGAGGAACGAATGACCGCTGCGGTGAAGCGCGCCCAGTGGGAGCTGGGTGATGGCAACTGGGCAGACATAATCGTCGGGGCCTACCTCTGGCCCGACGCCGACAGGAAGTCCCTGGCTATCGACATGGAGGAAGGTCCTGGTTATCTATGAGTAATGCACGGGGCGGCTACGTAATCATCCGCGACGACGGCCACTTCTACCTCGGGACGATCGACAGAGGACCAGTATTCGGTCACGGGGAAAGCGCGGCGGTCTTCAGAAGAAAAGCCGCTGCCGCTAAGCGTGCCCGGGGGCTCGCCAGGCTGAATCAGGATCACACCTTCGAGGCTATCTCTGAGGACGAGGGTAACTATGCCTGAGCCGGACTTCCTCATGGAGTTGAGTGCGGATACACGTCAGCACCTGATTGAGATCATGTCTAACGAGACCGACGGCACCGACCCCGCTTGCATACATTGTGCTTCCATTTTGCGCGCGCTGGGAATCAACCCAAGCACGGTTGAACGTCAGCCAAGTCGGGAAGCTCAGTTCGAGGGAGCGCTGCCGGAAATCATCGCCGTCTACGAAGACGACTCGCTGACCAACTCGGCGGCGCAAGACAAGACCGAAACGATCGCCCAGGCTGCCATCAGTGGGCATCGTGAGTGAGGCGGCCACCGCACATAGAGCAGCTATCACTGGGGTCCAGAGGAGTCACCATGCCTGAGAGCTTCATCTTCATTTGCATGAGCCTGGGGGAGCTTCGGAACGCTTGCGAGGATGAGGAGATGGACGAACGCACCCGGGAGATCCTCGAATATGCATGGGATCAGGCCCCACGCTTCTCGATAGAGGAACGGGGCCAGGTGGAGATCTTGATGAAGAAGCTCCACGAAAGGCAGGGCGACAAATGAGTCTTAAGCCAGTCGAAAAAATGACGCGCAAGGAGCTGGAGAAAGCAGCGTCCGAGATAGACGACGTGAGACTCGCGCGCGAGCTGAGAGAGCTTCAGGATGAAGGGCTCCGGTCAGCGATCTCCCTCTACCGTCGCCGCAAAGGAGTCAAACATGACGACTAGCACCCTCGATTGGGCCAGCATTGCCAAACAAGCGCTGCATCCGACGCAGATAGCGATCTTGGAGTTGATGCAGGACGGCAAGGTTGCGTCCCCCCTGGAGATCTCCCGCCTGATTGACGAGTTGCTTGGAAACGTCAGTTACCACTGCAAGGTGCTGCGCGAGGAGCCCTACCGGCTGCTTTACGAAGTGGAGAAAATTCAAATTCGTGGTGCTGTCAAGCACTTACTCAAATACAGGAGGCCCAGCATGTTGCAAGCGGAGATTACCGGAGAGAGACACCCGAAGAACGTCGTAATCGTGACGAACGATTCCGATGGGGAGATACAGCGGGTCGCTGACGCTCTTAGGGAAGTTGAGTGGGAGGATCTCGCCGAGCGTTTTGACGACCTCGGTGGGGCGGCAGATGACGATGGTCTTTTCAGGGTTTCTCTGGAACCCGACGACATAGGGGAGTTCATCGACTTCCTGGAGTGCGGGGAGTTCGAGGGGAGCGAGGCGCACGAGCAGCTTGAAGCGATGCGTTCGGAAGCGATCGCGGAGGCCCACAAGGCCCTGGAGGGCGACTGATGTTGGATGTTGTATGGGGCTTGGATAACTCCACGCCGCCAGGAACACTCGCGGCGCGACTAGCCTGGGACACGGGCCTTAACCACTGTTGCCGTCGAACCTGGAGCTATGACGGAGATCCGTTCGACATCGACCACTATTCCGACAAACTGATTTGTTCGGAGAAGCGTGATTCGGGGGATGCTTTTCTGCTCTATGAGTTTGGGCCGAGCTATGCGAATAAGGGGCAGGAGGAGAATGTTAACTACGGTCTTGCTTATTGCGCAATCGGTAACGGGACTGCGAACTGCATCGGTTATGCGAAGACCCCAAGTCACGCGGAGGATATTATCCAGCAGGTGCTGGAGATCATTGGTAGGAACCAGCACAGCGACCCCGATCTCATCCCGATCTCGTTCTGGGCCTATGGCCAGCATGGGCCGGAATTCCATCGCCGGGAGCTTGATGCGCCGGTCTGGAGAGACATTGCCGACAACTACACAGAGGATGTCAGCCGTAAGCTGAAGTCACTGATGGAGCCCGGGTACACACCGGACAACAGTGGGCAGCTCCTGCTGTGGCATGGCGAGCCTGGCACCGGCAAGACGACAGCGATCCGCGCGCTCGCGCAGTCCTGGCGGAAATGGGCGAACTTTAGCTACGTGACAGATCCCGACAAGTTCTTCGGGGAGCACGCCGACTACATGCTGAGGGTGATGCTCGGCGATAGCGAGAATGGGGAGAAGGCCAGATGGCGCATTCTGATTCTGGAGGACTCCGGCGAGCTGATTCAGCCCGACGCGAAGGTGGCACAGGGCCAGGCCCTTAGCCGCTTCCTCAACGCGGTGGATGGGTTGATCGGCCAGGGGCTGCGAGTGATGACGCTGCTCACGACGAACGAGGAGTTCACGTCGGCGCATAGAGCCGTCACCCGCCACGGCCGCGCCGCCGCGCAGGTCGAGTTCAAGCCCTTCACCTGGGAAGAGGGGCTCAAATGGTTGGAGGCGCATACGGATGGTGAGGTCCGTGGTCCCGGCCGGAACATCGAGCGCACCTGGACTCTGGCGGATCTCTATGCCGAGCTGGAGGGCCGGGTCAAGGCCGAGATGGAAAGGCCGAAGGTCGGGTTCTGATGTCGAATCGCTGCCCGATCGACGGCTGCGACACAAGGATCGCGAGGAGTAGGGTGATGTGCAGAAAGCATTGGTACATGGTGCCCAGACCCCTGCGCGACGACGTTTGGACCACCTACCGCCGGGATGGCGTCCTGAGCGAGGAGTATCAAGATGCCAGGGACGCAGCAATCGCCGCCGTCGAGATGGAGGAAGCCGATAATGGCTGAAAAGGATTTGCAGGACCCTGGCATCGCGGAGAAGTACCTGCTCGACCACCAGCGCCGCGAGAAGAAGATCGCCGACCTTCTGGATGAAGCTGAGACCTACAAGGTAAAGGCGAACTCACTCATCCCGCAGTTGGGTTTCGAGCGGCAGGCGGGGTACAGGAAATACGTGATGTACCGCCTCGCGTCGATGGAGCGGAAAATCGACGCCCTCCTGATCTCATTCTCAGTCGGCGAGGTCGATCCGGAGGAGCCGCCGCCCGGGGGCGTGCCCGACGACGCGCTGCGGGAAGACTCGATCCCCAGCCCCGGGTACAAGGATTATGAGCCGAGCCCGTAAGCAGATTCCGCCAAGAGGGCTGCGGGAGCTGTGGGCGAAGATCCCGCCGGTCAAGGACTGCAAGGGCCTCTGCGCCAACTCCTGCGGCCCGATCGAATGCTCTTCGGAGGAGCGCCGGCTGATCGAGGAGCGAACGGGGCGGCCGCTCGAAGCGAGGCCACCGGGCCTTACCTGCTCGATGTTGAAGAACGGGCGCTGCACCGTCTACTCGATCAGGCCGGTGATCTGCCGGCTCTGGGGCGCGGTCGAGTCAATGCCCTGCCCGCAGGGGTGCCGGCCGGAGAGAATGCTGAGCGATCGTGAGGGGCTGGAGATCATGGTCGCCGCGATGAGGCTCGCCGGCGATGATCCGGATCGGGTCTACACGGACTTCATAGATGCATTGCCCGAAGACGCGATCGCGAAGATGCGGGAGTGGGCTCTGGGCGCGCCTGACCTGGGCGGTGCGATCCGCAACCGCAACAAAGCAAAACGCGAGTTCGTTGACTCGCTGAACGGGAGGTTCTGATGGGACGGATGAATGTGATGGGGCCGGAAGGTGACATCGTGATCGAGTGGGATGCCGATGACGCCGGCTCGGTGAAGAAAGCCAGAGCGGAGTGGAAGCGCCTGAAGGAGGACGGCTACGAGTTCTTCGACCCGGGGGACAAGGGCAGACGGGTCAAACGATTCAGCAAGAAACTCGGCCGAGTGATCGCCGCGCCCGGGGTGCAGACCGCGAAGGACAAGAAGGAAGGCACGCGCAAGAAGGCGATGTCCGGCGGGCCGAACGCACGGCCAGTTCTCTAGTTGGACTACGGGAGAGACCCGAGCCGCTGGATCGTCAGGGGGGGTAGACCCGCTGACTGCCTTGGCGATCCAGTAAGAGGCGGAATGCCGTCCTATGAGGATGAGGGGCGCGGCTTTGTTGTCTACGACCTCCAGGTGGTCCAGTTCCAAAAGACAGGTGGGGCAATGCTTTTATCACGGTGGTACGGCACGGCCGCCATCGTTGCGCCCGAGGATCTGGTGCCTCTGCACCACAGCCCCGAGGCAAGGTGGACCTATCGGCCGGCGATCTACGACCGCAGCATGCACGGTTACTGGCGACGACTCGGGAGTCAGACAGAGATTGCGTGGCGTGCTGGCCTCAAACAGATACAGGAGGTCATCTACGGCGAGATCGAGGAGCAGGTTCAGTATCTCCTTCACCCGCCGATGGAAGAGGCCAACAAACGGGCTGACAAGCTACTCGCCGAGAACCTGAACGCATTCCAGGCAGTGGAGAAGGCCGCACACAACCGCTTCAGAGTTCGTGGCGGCATCACCAGCGACATCTACGAAGTCCAGGTCGGCGACGGCTTTCGTCGTGTGGACCCGTTCACCGGCGAGGTCGTGCGGAGTTACTGCCTCCACCCCGAGTATTGGATTCCTGACGCCGATGTGGCACTGGCGACGAAGCTCTCCCTGGAGTCCCCGGAGCTGGAGATGCAGACAATCCGTAACGCGAGAGCAACTCCCCTTCAGCGCCGGATCAGAGCGAGCGATGAGGACAGGTTGGCGGCCTCGATCGAGTGCGAGCTGATCGTGTGACGGCGGCTGAACTGGCGGATCTCTTCCGCGACTATCGCTTCCACTACTGGAAGGAGGGTGTCCTACAGGACGGCGTGGAGATGGTCTTGAAGATGCACGCCCTCGATTTTTCTCGCGAACACCGGCTTGGGGAGAGATCTCGCATCGACTTCCTGGTAGAAAGCATCGGTGTTGAGATCAAGACTGCCGGCGGCACGGATAAGGTGCTGCGGCAGCTCACCCGATATGCGGGGTTCGATGCGATCGAAGGGCTGGTCCTCGTGACAAACAAGCTGAGGCATCAATTTCCACACGAATTGTGTGGAAAACCCCTAGAGGTCGTATATCTGACCCTGCATAGCCTGTGAAGCGCCACGGCTCGCTTCGGCGGGCCGGTCGTCAGTGGGTAATTGACGCTACCCCGCCGGTGACGATGAAACTGAAGCGTCACTTCCCCCGAATCAAGTCCGATCGCAAAGGGCAGGTGCTGCTGACCGCTACCCCGGAGGTCTCCCGTGACCTGGAGTGGTTCATCACCCGCTACCCGATGGATCTCGACGCGCGGGCGGAGTCGCTGCTTTCCGAGGAGTCAACCAAGCACATCGAGAATGAGGCGGCGGCCCAGGCCATCATCGAGGGGAAAGTCCTCGACCACGGTGATGGGGCCTGGCCGGCTCCACCCGAAGTCCACCCGGACCAGCTACAAAGCGCCGACCTCGCGTTGACGACGCATCAGCTTCTGATCGCCGACGAGATCGCGATGGGAAAGAGTCTCACCGGCCTGCTGACGCTGCGCCGCTACGAGAACTTGCCGGCGGTCGTCGTCTGTCAGACCCACCTGCCCGACCAGTGGCTTGCCCAGCTCAACGAGTGGACACCGCTGAGCGGCCACATCGCGCGGAGAACAAATCCCTACCGCCTCGCGAACTACATGCCCGACAGAAGATCGCCGGACGTTTTAATCCTTCCCTACTCCAAGCTCGACGGTTGGGCGAAGTCGCTCGCCGGCCTGGTCAAGGTTGTGATCTTCGATGAGATCCAGGAGCTGCGCCGGAATGGCTCCCAGAAGCACACGGCCGCCGGCCTGCTCGCCGATAGCTGCCTCATCAAAGTCGGGCTGACCGCGACCCCCATCTACAACTACGGTGAGGAGGTCCACAACATCTACTCGGTTCTTTCCCCGGACGCGCTCGGTTCCCGCGACGAGTTCGCGCGCGAGTGGGGGATGCAGTACGGCAGTCACCTGGGGGTGAAGGAGCCCGGCGAGTTGGCCTCCTACCTGGTCGAGGAGCGGCTGATGATCCGCCACACCTGGGAAGACCGGGGAATCATCAGAGCCAAGCCGGCGAAAGTCCCGGTGATGATCGAGTCCGACGAAGAGGTCCTCCATGATCTGACCAGAGATGCCGTCCAGATGGCGGAGCTGATCGTCAGCCGGCAGGCCAGCCGCGAGGAGCTGTTTCAGATGCGCGGCAACTTCAACTGGAAGCTGCGGCGGGCTACCGGCGTCGCCAAGGCCCCTTACGTTGCCGACTTCGCCAAGTTGATCGTGGAGAGCGGCGAACAGGTGACGATTTTCGGCTGGCACCACGCCGTCTACGACATCTGGCGGGAGAAGCTCAGAAGATACAACCCGGTCTTCTACACGGGCGAGGAGACCCCGAGACAGAAGAACCGCAGCAAGGACGCCTTTGTCAGCGGCGACTCGCGAGTGCTCATCATGTCGCTGCGGTCGGGTGCCGGGCTCGATGGGCTGGAGCGCGCCTGCCACATTGGGATCTTCGGTGAGCTGGATTGGAGTCCTCAGTTGCACGATCAGTGCTTGGGCCGCTTCGACCGGCCAGGGCAGACGGAGCAGATCCTGGGCTACTTCCTGGTCAGCGAACACGGCACCGATCCGATGATGTCGGATGTGCTCAGCGTCAAGCGGATGCAGAGCGATCCCTTCCTCGATCCAGGCATGGAGATCCTCGAAACCTCCCATTCAGCCGACGACCGGATCAGGGTGCTCGCGCAGGAGTTCCTCTCCAGACGAACTCCGCAAGATCCGTAGAAGGATCGTAGGTCAGCGGACAATCCGTGATAGCTTCACGCCAATGGAAGCGAGCAGCTCCCGCATTGACAGAAGCCGGTATCCGGAAGCTGTCATCAAAGCCGCCGACCACCTGACGAACGCATTCGAGGAGGGCCAGTTGCTGCCCGCTCGGATTCGGTTCAACCTCGCGGGCGAGATCGTCGGCACCGATACGATCCTGGTCAATACCTTCGCCTTCTTCATCCCCGACGTTCAGGGGACGCCGCCCGGGATGCGTGACGAAGACTGGCCCTGGGTGATCTACGCGGACCAGGCTCGCCAGGCATACAACGTTCAGATCGGAGACTAGGTGGAGTTTCAAATTGAGGGCAAGCCCTCGCAGGTCACCAGCGAAGCGCCAGAGCGCCCCATCCATCACGCTTGGATCGCGGAAGATCCACACCGCCCGGGCCAACTGCTGCTCTGTGCCACCGACAGCTACGCCTTCGTCAGGGTGCCCGTCGGTGCTCCTCCGGAGGGCTTCGAGCACGCGCTGGGCCAGGTGCCCCACGATGCGCTCGCCTATGCCGAGGACATGGAGCTGCCGATCAGACTCGCCGAGAGACACGTCATGGTCGGCACCGACGCGAGCTTCCGCCGGCAGGGCCAAATGGAGTTCCCAAATCTCCAGGACCTGGTTCCTCCCGAGCCCGAGAAGCCGATGCGCTTCGCGATCGACACGCGCCTGTTGAGCAACCTTGCGCGCGCAATGGGCGACACGGCGGTCGAGCTGGTCTTCGATCTCTCCAAGGCGATTCCGACCGACGGTGGCCCTCTCCTCTACAACTCCCCGGTCGCGGTGAGGCGCTACACCGGCCCCTCCGGCGAGCAGTACAACGGGGATGGGCTCGTTATGCCGATCAAGGTGCTGCCAGCGCTCATCAACACCGATGACCCGGAGCCCGCTGTTCCTCCCGTCGAGGAACCCCCCATCGAGCAACCGCCGCCGCCCAATGAGCCCCAGCCGCCAGAAGCAGAAGCGTAGGCCGCCCTACATAGGTGCGATCTACGTCGCCGGTCGATCGAGAACCGGACGAAGGTGGGAAGTTGTCGCTCAAATTGGTGAGCACACCTGGAGGCTGTACCCGCTCGGGGACGACGTAAGAGAGAGCATGGAGATGCTGGCGCAGACAGGAAACCAAATGCACGGCGGTCCTCGTCAGATCAATCGCACCACAGGGGAGCTGCGCGAGCACTGGAAGCATGTCGGAGTCATTGGTGGGATTTGATCTCCGACATCGAAACCTTCGAGGGCGAGCCCTATGACCTGTCGGATCGGATTGAGGGGGCTGGATATACCTGCCGGGGGATGGACTTCACTAGGCCAGGCTATTCGTTGACGGTCTTTGAAAGAGGTCCTTGGTTGGTTCGGATCAAAAAGTTTGCGACCACCTATGAGGTTGCTGCCTTCAATCAGGAGGGATTTCTCTGCCCGTTGGAGGAGGCACTGTGAGCAAGCTCAATGGGACCGGCCCCTATGTTGAGCAGAGAAGGAAGGTCGTTTACTGCGAGACCTGTGGCCGCAGATTTGAGGAACAGGAGAACGTAATGCACTGCACCAGATGTGGAATGTCGTGGTGCGCGAATCACATACCAGAGGAGCACGAATGTTCGAGCAACTGAGTTCTGAGGAGATTCTGGCCGTTGTTGGTGTCGTCGTTTTGGCGCTGGCACTCTTGGCTTGGGTTTGGTTGGGTCAGCGGCGGGTCGAGAAGACGAGGCTGCCAAGGGTGGATCAAGTCATCGAGGATGACGGCAGCTACGTCGATGACTGGCGAACTCTGATCCCGCTGGAGTATCGGACGCAGGAGACCGTTCGCCGGCTGGCTCACCTGTGAGGCTGACGATCGACCCGAAGGCCAGGGAGGCTCTGGGCCGTCTTCAAGAAGACCTGTTGGCCGAGGGGCTTAAGGACACCCCGCAGAACATCGCCTCAGCCGTTCTCTTCTTCATCACCCCGCAGCAGGCCGTTGGAATGACGATGGCCTTCAATCGCCGTCAGGCTCGGCAGGGGGAGGAGTGAGACCCCACAAGATAGATCTCCCCCGGTCGTTTAAGAGCTTGGAGGGGTCGGCGCTCCATGTCGAAGCATGGATGCTCGGTGAGTGCAGAATCATTATCGCCCGAGAGGATCTTGCTGACGCGCGCAGAGCCGACCGCGACTTCCGCTGGCATCTGTCGATCGCCCATCACAGCCGGCTACCGACGTGGGAGGAGGTAGGCGAGGCCCGGAAGCTCCTACCGGAGGACGTGCATTTCGCGATGCCTTTCCCCCATCGGGCCTACTGGCTCAACCTCCACGAGTTCTGCTTCCACCTGTTTGAGGTCAAGGACGAGAACCTCAGCGACCAGTGGGAATACGATGCGATCGAGGCACGAAAACGCGGAGGGAGCGAGAACTGGGTTGACGCGCCGCCGGGAGAAAGCTAGGCTGACGCGAATGTCCGGCAGCGTTCAGCAGACCGAGCGACTTCAGAAGGCCGCCAACGGTGTCCTCGGCCGCCGGAAATTCGACTGGCGGAAGGTCGAAGTAAACGGCGATCTCAGTAGAAGAACGCTCGACGCCATCAATATGGCCGCTTGGCTGATGGGCTTCAGTGAGGGGCAGCTCCGGAAGATCCACAGAGGGAACGTCACGCCCCACGTCTTCCAGACTATGACTCGCCAGAAAGAGCGGCCTCCGGCGATGAAGAAGAGGGACCGGGAGCGCCGCGATGAGGCGGCCAAGCTCCGTCGCCGGCACCGCCAGGGCAGACTCAACCTGCGATCCGTCAAGATCCACAGTGCCGAGGGCGGTGCTCCTCACTATGGCGGCACGACCGACATAATGGGCCAGCTTGTCGCTCCTTTCCTCGTCGGTAGATACGGGCTCCCGCTCGGCTCCGGCAAGCGCACGCCGGCCTACAACAAGTCGATCGGTGGCAGCCCGACCAGTGACCACTTGACGACCAACCTCTTCACCTTCGCCCGCGACTTCCCGACCTGGGATGGTGAGGCAGCGGCCCGGGCACTGGCTCGACTCTTCGGCTGGAAGGACTGGCAGCCCAACAGCTACGCGACCTTCGACTTCAGCGTAGGCCAACGCACCTTCCGCCTCCAGATCCTCTGGGGCGCGGCGATCGGGCATGATGACCATATCCACGTGGGCATCAGCCTCGTGGGCGGCCCCTAAAGGAGGAACGATGTTTGGATACACCCTGGCGGAAGCCAAAAAGGCAGTGGTTTCGGCGGTGATGTTCGGGGCCGCGCTGGTCACGATCTTTGTCGTCTATGACCCCAACATCACCCAGGCACTGATCGTCCTCGTCACTTCGATCTTCGGCGTGGTGGCGGTCTTCACGAAGAAGAACTTCACCTACGACGACGCCTCCAAGGCGATCTCGCAGTTACAGGGTGCAGTCTTCACGGCGTTGGGCTTCCTCACTACAATTCCGGCGGGGACAGAGGCCAAGGTGACGGTGGCAGTTTTGGCGCTGCTCAGCTTCTTCCCGGTTTTCTTTGCTCGCAACGCGCCTGCGGCTGCCGTGCCGGTACCGGGGGCTGTTGACGACGAGCTGAGACATCCCCTCCCGCAGAACAGCATCTTATGAAGCACACGCTGACGGATCGCCAGCAGGTCATCGCGGGAGTGCTTGCGCGCGAGGGGATCATCCACCCTGCCCTGTGTCTCGTGACCGCCAAGAGGGCTGAGCTGGATGTGCCGACGGCGGCCGCGCTGTTGCTGATGGAGACTGCCGGCGGACGGATGATCTACGGCCACGACGCGGTGGCGAATCGCGCGCCAAAGGGCGGGGAGGTCACCAAGGCCAACTATCTGGGGGTCTACCTGCCTGATCGCAAGCGCGGGCTGGGGATGCAGGGTGTCGGCGATACGCAGCTCACTTGGTTCGCCTACCAGGATGAGGCAGATAAGCTAGGGGGCTGCTGGCGGCAGGGTGTGAATCGCTATGTCGGCTTCAAGTTGATGGTCGAGTTGATTCGGACGAATGGCCGTGCCACGGGGGTCGCTCGCTACAACGGGTCCGGGGCGGCGGCTACCGCCTACTCCGTCCGTCTGCGCTGGAACGCCAGGCGGATCAGCAGGCGCGTGAAGCGGACTCTACGGCGCGAGGGGATGCGGTAGACGTAAATTAAGGGGAAACCGCAAGAGGAGGTCCCCGATGGACGAGCATGGCGGCGTTTCAGAAGAGTTTTCGGCCCCAACCTTCCAGCTACCGGAGCAGCCGGCCGAGGAGGTTCAGGAGGCTCCCGAGCCCGAGGTCCAGGTCGAGGAGGAGGGTGGCGAGGAGCTGCCCCAAGAGGCTCCCGAGCCCAGCCTTTCCGCCCCCCCCGTGACGGGCGCACCCCTACCCGCCGACCAGCCCGGAGTCGGGCGACCGGCAAACGTCGCGGAGATCGACAAGGGCCTCCCTGGCTTCCTGTCGTCCTCGCGAATCGTGGGGGGCAAGGAGCGGGTTCGGCGTCGTCGCGAGCGCCTGGCCGCCTGATACCTTCGATCCGGCTCCTGTTCTCGACCGGGGGTCTCCTTGGGTCAACGGGGCGCGGGCCTTTAGAACCCGCGCCCCGTTGTATGCTTACGGACATGCACGAGCGTATTGAGGAGCTGCTGGGCCAGGAGCGCGTCGGGATCAATGCTGCGCGCTGGGTCCTCGGCCAGGCCACCCGCCGGATGCTGCCAGACCCCACCCTGGAGAACTGGTGGGATGGCTACAGCAAGGTGGCGATGGCCTTCGCCGGCAACCAAGCCGTCTGCGCTCAGTCGATGGCTGAGCTGCGCAACAGCCTGGAGTTCACCTACTCCGATGACCCTGGGGGGGAGGAGCTGATTGCGGCATCGAAAATGATCCTTTCCAGCATCCTGCTGTTCACCCACAACCCGGTCGGGTCACTGATGTTCGAGCAGGACGTGATGCACGACGACATCGACCCGCTGATCCGCAAGGCGGTCTGGCTCCTCGAAGAGGTCTCCGAGATGGAGGAGGATGGCATGATCGTGGCCGTGGTCGAATTTGATGAGGATCGCCCGAACCGCCTTGCCCAACACCAGGAGCAGAACAAGATGCGCTACCTGATCGAAAACGCTGTGAGGCCCCAGAATGGCTGATTGCTACCGCTGTGGAGCGGAGGTCGAATTTGTGGAGGATGTGGAGGGCAGACGCTTCCCGGTCGATGTGTACGAGTCCTACGCCGGCCAGGGCCGCTGGGTCTTCTCCGACGATGGCAGAGTAGAGCCCCTCGATCCCTACGCGGATGCCGCCGGGCACACCGAGCACCGCCTGACCTGCGCCTCCGGCGCTGGCCCGGGCGAACGGATAGATCTGCCATGAGCGAGGCCCAGCTACGGAAAGCCCTGCGCAGGGTCGGCCACCGACGCCTGAAGCTGCGTGGCGACCAGGAGAAGCTGCGCAGGGACACGGAGAGATTGATGCGCCAGGCCAAAGGCAAGATCCCGATCAGCCAAGCCTGCACGCTCGCTGGCATCTCTCGCTCGACCGTCTACGACGACTTCCGGATCAAGTGAACGAGCACCAGACGATTCTCGATCGCTTCGAGCTGGAGTCGGTATCCGAAGAGGGCTCCCCCGAGGAGCTTGAAGCGGCAGTCCCTGCCCACGTTCGGCGCGAGATCAGATCGGTCCCGTCGAGGGCCTTCTACTTGCCAGGCGATCGCGGAGATCCGCCGCGCCGGCTGGGGAGAATCCAACCCCGACGCTTCAGCCCGCTGACGGCGGTGAAGATCTTCCCGCAGATGATTCGGGAGTTTTGGACGGAGCATGTCCCCGATGAGTTTTGGACGCTGGACGGTGACTCCGCCGGCAAGTTGGTGGTTGTTGCTTGTCCTTGCGGGGAGCAGCCCACCATCCCCATGTTCTACTTCGGCAACTGCGGGTGTGGGCGTTGGTACTGGCCTCTCGAAGATTGTGTTCTACTGGGGAATGCGATCGAAGAGCCCGAAGAGGAAGAGGATGGGCATGAGCATCGCGTAAATTAGGGGATGCCCGAGTCGTTGGACCCCGAGGAACCTTTGACCCCCGCCGAGCAATCAGCCCTCGTCATCCAATGACACCCGAGAAGATCAACGGCATCCCCCCGCTCGACTACATCAGGAAGCTGCTGCACGACCAGAACGAGCGGCTGGTCCAGCACATCGAACTACTCGACGCCGCCGACCGTGAGCTTACGGAAAGTAAGTTTGAGCGCGTGCGCTCGGAGTTCAGGGCCGGCGCTGAGGCGCTGAAACTCCAGCACACGGAGTTCCTGCGACGCCTCCACGACCTCAACGGTGAGGCAGAGCGCCTGCGGACGATCCAGGCCAACTACTGGCCCCGCGAAGCGGCTGAGTCCTACGTCAAGGAGCAGGCCACCGCACAGCAGGCGCTCTTACGGCGGGTGGATGAGACACGCGAGGCGCTTGAGAAGGCGGCCGAGGAAACGCGCAAGGCGTTGGAGAAGCAAACCGCCGAAACGACAAAGCGCCTGGAGGATCAAATCCGTGAGCTGCGCGACGCAGACAAGATCAGTGGTGGCGCGAAGGCGGGGTCGGCCGAAGTGATCACCCGTCTACTCGCCGGGGCTGCCGTTCTCGCCTCTTTCGTCGCCTATTTCCAAAACGCCTGAAGGCAGCTAGCCTCCTTGATTTTCGTTAAGAGCGGCTTCTGCGCTTGCGGGTTCTCCCGCCGAGTGGTAGAACTGACGAGCTGATGACGAGCCCCGCAAGGGGTCGAGAGGAAGTTCTTTGACTGCTCGCGCCAACTGGTTCCAGGACCTTGATCTTGGGTCCGAAGCAAAAGTCGATCCGTTCGCACCTTCAGTATTGGAGGCCATGCCACCGATCGACCTGACAACGGCGGAGCCGAAGCTGGAGCGCATCTCCAGGGAGTTGCTCGACAGGGAGCGCATCCTGTTCAGCGAGGGCGTCACCTGTTCTCTGAAGGAGATGCCGGACTCCACCTGCCTAGCCTGCCCGCTGTTCGGCCGGGACGACGACATGAAGCCGCTCTGCACAGTCGGCCGCGAGCAGGAGCGTATCTCCACCGTCCTGGCAGCCAAGCTGCATGGGAGTTAACGGCAACGGGCCGAAGCCCTATCGGCAGGTCAAGCTCCGCACGATCTTCCTTCGAGTGCCGACGCTGGACTGGGCTTCGGTCAAACGTGGGCGCAAAGGCGAGTTCCGATCGGCGAGCGGGAACGTCACATCGCTGTGGAACGTTCAGTGCCCGACGCCGGTGGTTGCCTACAAGAAAGGGGCCGTCGGCTATGACTCGACGTTGATGGTTCTGGAGGGAACGTGGCGGGAGAAGCTGATGGAGATCTCGCCAGAGTCGCTCGCGGCCGAGGGTTTCAGATCTTTCGAGGACTTCCGTCGCTACTGGATGCGCCGCGAGCGGAGGAAGTTCATGCCGCTGGTCGAGGTCTCCGTCTACAGAGTGCGGCCCTGGCGCGAAGACGATCGCCGGCAGATGGGGGATGCGATCCTGGAGAGGCTCTATGGCGAGTTTTTCTGAGAGAGAGCAGCTCGAAGCGGTGCTGTGGGCCTTCAAGGTGGCGGCCGCGAAGCAGGTCCGCTGCGCCGTCACCGGCGATAGGCACGAGTTCGACTGGGAGGCCCACCACGTTGTTGAGAAGGCGGAGCTGAAGAGGATGGGAATCCCGAAGCTGAAGCGCTATGACGAGCGCAACGCCCTCCGGGTCAAGACCTCCATCCATGCCGGCCATACGTCGGGGGTGGGCCAGATTCCAATGCGCTGTCTGACAGACGACAATCTGCGCTATGCGTTCGAGGTTCTCGGCGACCAGGCGATCGACTACCTTCTACGGAAGTACAAGGGGACCGATTCACGATTCGAGGCGATGGTGAATGAGCAGTAGGAACCAGCAGTCCTTCGGCAACTCATCCGGGTCTTACGATCCGGGCGGGTTTGAGGTAGACACGCCCTCCGGCGGGAAGTTGATGCTGAAAACCGCCGAGGAAGCTGAGATGTATGAGGGCCTCCGCGATCGCTACATCCGCGACTTCTCCCTCTCGAAACAGAACGACCTGATTCGCCTCAGCGTGATCCTTCAGCAGGCGGTGACCCTGGAGCGCGCACAGCACCAGCTCAACGGCATGGAGGCCGAGACCGACGAAGAGGGCCATCCCACCGGGCGCTGGGTCGAGACCGAGATGAGCGACGCCGACCTGGACAAGGCCCACGCGCGCGTCATCAAGGCGTCGAGACAGATTGCCGAGATCGAGGTCGAACTTGGTATCGACAAAAGAAGTCGGGAGGCCGGCGGGAAAGACACCGTGGCCGACTTTGTGATGACAGCGAAGAAAGCCGCGCACAAATATGGCGTCCACATCACCGAGCGCACCAAGATGTACGAAGAGATGGCGATGGGGGCACGTTGGCAAATTCGTTTGCTACGTAACGGCGACGCCGAGGACCGCTCCTATCACAACATTACGCCGGAGACCATTGTTGAGTATGTCGAAGTTCAGTTGATGAAAATAGAAGAGCAAGACAAGAAGTATGCGAGAGAAGTCGGTCACTTGTTCATCGGGAAAATGTGAGCGACGAGAAGGAACAGCCCCTAGCGCCAGATCCCGTCCTCGGCGTGATCGAAGGTCTCGGCGAGGGCCGCGACATTATGGAGGAGCAGAACGGGTGGGTGTTGGATGAGGACGCCTTCCTGTTGATGGCGATGCTCGCCGATCCGGTTTACGGCACGGAGCTGTGCTGGGAGGACACGTCGAACCATGAGTACGAGGGTTGCTACCGGGTGCGCGACTACCAATACCCGCTTTTCAGGATGAGGCCGGGCTATGGTGGCGCGTCCTGTGCGAGGAAGACTGGCAAGACGGAATCAATTGGCGCGCGCGGCTTTACACATCCCTTCCGCCGGCTGCGCGAGAACCTGCTCATCACGGCCCCCGAACTGATCCACCTGCTCCCCCTGGCGGATGGAATCGAGGATCGCGTTCGCAACTGTCGCCTCACGCGAGAGTTCCTCGATCTGCGCGGCGGCAAAACTGGATTCACACATCGCCCGTTCGGGGTGAACTTCAAAGACGGCACAAAAGTTGTCGGCCGAATCCCAAAGCAGACGGGGACCGGGGTGAAGGGGCAGCATCAGCCGGACCTGATGATTGATGAGGCCCAGGACTACCCGGAGGCCGGGTGGGCGGAGGTCCACTCGACAGTTAACACTGACAAGCGCGACGCCTATGGTAACCCTGATTTCAACTATCACTTCTACGGAGTGCATAGCGGGGCTCGGGATTCCGGCTTCTTTGAGCGGGTCGAAGGCGGAGCTTTCTATGTCGTCACAGTTACGGCACTGATGCGGGCCGACTGGGACAGAGCCCAGAAGGATGCGTCGAAGTCGGCATTTGGTTCGACCGACTCTCCCGACTACCGGCGCAACGTCCTTGGTGAGGCAGGCTCTCCAGCCACGGCCTTTTTTGTGCGCGCGCGCTTGGTCGCTTGCATGGACCAGAAACGCGACTCACGCTACAACGAGATTGAGTATGTCGCCCAGCAGTTTCGCTATGAGGACGTGCAACAGGGCGGGGTGCCGGCGGAGGACCTTCTCGACCTGCCCTTCGATTTCGGCCCGATGCATGGAGGAATGGACCTCGGGCTCACGGATTCGCCGACGATGATTTCGATGTTCACCCGGGTTAAGCATGAGCGCATCGAGCGGCTGAAGCTCCTGCGGCGCTACCAACTCGATCGCCTGAGAACGAAACAGATCCGCATGATCCTTTATCGCTTGGCCAACCATTTCGGCACGAGTCTTGAGACATTCGGTCTCGACATCACCGGACTTGGTTTTCCGATCTGGCAGGAGATTGAGGACGACGAGAATGTGCCGAGACATCTGCTCGATGTATCGCGTGGTTACTTTTTCAACGCCAAAGTGCCGGTCTCGGTGGATAGATCGTTCGTCAACCAGGACCCCGCCGGCAACCTGAAGGATCAGTTCGGCAACATGGTCAGACTGGAGGAAGATCCCCTCACCGGCATCAAGCGCTACGTCACCTACATGCCCTTCATTGAGGCGTCTACCCGTTACATCCGAGAGGACGTGGACAGCGGCTACCTCCTCCTTCCCTTCGACAGATTCGTGATGCGGGACATGTACGGCGAGACCGACCAGCGCATCCGTCGCGTCGGCCAACACAAAGGACGGAGCAAGCCCCAGAACGCTTTCCACATCCTGGACTCCTTCCGTGCGATGGAGATGGCCCGCAAGTCCTCGAAGATTGAGAAGGCCCTATCCCAGGAGCCGGAGGATGTGTTCGACTTCACGATGGATCTCTCGATGGAGGGCGAGGCAGTGATGGGAGAGCCGGCTTGGAGCTGATTGAGATTCAGGGCGCGATCCACCGGATCGCCCGGGAGGTTCGAGTGCCGGCGGCTCTGCGGCGGGGTAGGCAGAATGAAATTTCGGGCGAGCTACTTCCTCTCACGAGCCAGGAGAAAGTCACCCACATCGAGGACTACATGGTCGAGGTCGCCGAAGCGCGCGGCGAGCTGGAGCATCAACGCCTGGTCTTGGAGGAGTCGCTGTACAGACTGATCGAGCAGGCCCGTGAGACCCCCTGGGAGAACTACCTGGAGTCCAAGAGACCGACGCAGGCGCAGGTCGCGGCCGCCAGACGACGAGCTGCGCCGGAGATCTGCTCCTCGATCGACAGCGCCCGGCACCTGATCGCTCGTATTCGGGACCAGCTCGAACGCCTCGACAAGGACCACGAAGCGATGAGTCGGGTCTACACGGTCATCACCGGATAGGGGCGGCCGGCGTCGAACCAGCGTCCTCCAGGTTAAAAGCCCGGTGCTCTGCCATCTGAGCTACGCCCCCTCGATACGTATTTATCTCATACGTATATTAGGGGCACATCTGTCCAAATCGGTCCAAATCGGTCTAAATTGGAGGGAATCACATGAGCGTCGTAGCCAAGCTGCGAATCAACGAAATCATCAACCGCCCGTCCTACGGAGAGGACGAGTGCAACGCAACGCTCGTCATGGCTCCCGTGTTCGATGACACAGAGCCCGGGTCGGAGAACTACCGCTTCACGAAGGCGACGCCCAGCGGAAGAGTCGAGCTGACGGTGACGAACCCGGCGGCCCTGGAGCAATTCCAGCCCGGCGACGAGTTCTACGCCACCTTCGAGAAGGTCTGATGGCGGCCGACTTCGATGGAGGGGTGATCGAGGTCGATGGAGGAGGGGCTCTTCACTGCATCCTTCGGGATGGAGTGACCGTCTGGAAACTGCGTTGCCCCGGCTGTGGGAGATGGGCCGACATTGACGACGATCAGCTTCATGGTCGTGCCAGCGTTGATCACAGCCTCGCCTTCAATCAGACGGGCGATCCCGATGAGGAACGTCGGATGCTCAATGGTGAGGTTGAGCCCGTCGAAGGCTGCGGATACCACGAAACTCGCGACTGGGCGGGGCTTCTCTGATGGCCCGCCGCGCTCTCATCATCTACATCGAGGACGCCGATCGCAAGATCCTCGACCGGATAGCGAAGGAGGAGGACCGATCGGTGTCGGCGGTCGCTCGCCGGATGATCGAGAACCGGATCGCCTACGCGCAAGCGAGGGGTAGAGGCAAGAAGTAGCGGGAGATCCAGCAGCCGACCGCACGCAGTTGCGGCGGGGCGCTTGGACCTCCCTAAACCCATTGAAGGGTCTGACGCGGGATGGTATCGTGAGCGTGTCGCGGGGTAGAGTAAAAGGGTGCTTTTCAAGGTCCTCTCCACATGCAGAGGCGGCGGATACCGCTATGCGCGAACCGAGCCGCCTCATCCTCGGCGGAATGCCAACGATCTCTACCCGCTCCACCGCGTTCTCATGGAGAACAAGCTGGGCTGTCTTTTATATCCAGAGGAGGAGGTCCACCACAAAGACGAAGATAAGACCAACGATGTCGTGTCCAACCTGGTGCTCACAACCAAGGCTGGGCACGCACGAATCCACCACCCTCCCCGTGAGCGCATCGAGATAACCTGCCCCTGTGGTGCTCATTTCTATCTGGCCGCACATGTCAAGCGTCAGCGTGAACAGCGCAAGAGATCTGGGCTGACTTGCTCCCGTCGTTGCGGCCGGTTGTACTCTGCGTCGTAGAGCAGTCCCGCCCCCGCCTTTTGTTTTGTCCAAGGAATGAACATTAATTCCTATTCTGAATCGGATGAGAACGCGACAAGGCCCCCCGGCGCTCGTTTTAGGTCGGGGTTCCGTCCTCTTAGCCGGTCGGGCGCGTAAATTAAGAGGGAATGGATGAGGCTGGCCTAGCAGGCCCCAACGGCGACATGCTCCCCCCGATTGGGAGCTTCGATCCCGGCTCGCAGGGCATGATCGTCAATGAGACCGGCCTCGCCGACGAGCTGGTAGAGGGTGCTGTCTTCGACTACTTCGTGGAGAATGCCTCTCTCGCCGGCGTCCAGCCGAATAGCTTCCAGACCTACGCGAACAGTCAAGGCTCGTTGTTGGCGCGCAGCAAGTTCACTACCCCGACCGATGTGATCGGGGAGATCAGACTGGCCCGGGATCTGGCCGAACGCGACGACGACGTGTCAGCGGTCCTGGGCTCGATGCTGGCGATCGCCTTCTCGGACGGGATGGACAACTTCCACCGCGACGAAGACACCGTGGCCGTCTTCAACAAGCTCTCCCGCGAGGCGCGGATGGACCATGTGGTTCAGGAGTTCTACCGCGAGTGGCTGATCTCCGGCCAGATCAACAGCGCCACTCTCTTCACCCGGACCACGATCAGCTACCTGCCCTCCGGTCGGGAGAAGCCGATCGAGAAGAGCGTCGCCGCGCCGGTATGCGGCGTCCTGCCGGCGGAGAACATCCGGGTGCTTGGCAACGACATCTTCGGCACCGCCGAATTGGCTTATGACCCGAGTGGCCAGCCCAAGCTGCAAGCCTGGTTGGAGGAGTTCTTCGGCGAGAAGACCACCCCATCGAAGAAAGCGGAGCTGGGCCGCCAGGATCGGGTCAGCGCCAACATGTTCATCAGCAAACGGGAAGTCGGCTATGAGGAGATGGACGGCTACGGCACCTGGAGCGGCACCCTCTACCTGCTCAACCCCCGCATGGTGCATCGCTCCACGATGCCGAAGGGCTCCTGGAAGTACCCCCGTCCGCCGCTGACTCGGGACTTCGCCCTCCTGGAGGCCAAGCGGCTTCTCAACATCATGGACTTCGCTCTCCTCCAGGGCGGCAGCAACTTCATCGTCGTCGCGAAAAAGGGCTCGGACCAAAAGCCGGCGACACGGCCCGAGATCGCCAACCTTGGCCGACTGGTTCGCCAGGCATCGAGGACCGGCGTGATCATCGGCGACCATCGACTGAACTTCGACATCATCACCCCGGATCTGAGAGAACTGCTCTCGCCGGTCAAGCGTCGGCTGATCGGTCGGAAGCTCTCGATGGCGTTGATGCGGACACCGGAGTCGGCGACCGAGGAGCCCGGGACCGAGGGGGCGAAACTGGGGACGGATCTCTTCGGCCGAGTCGTCAGCCTCGATCGCCGCGACATCCAACGCCACATCGAGAACTTCATCTACCCCGAGGTCGTCCGACGCAACCCATCGGTGCTGACGGACCAAGCCAGCCTGTGGTTCCCAAAGATCGTCCTCACCGGCGGGCAGTTCTTCGATGACTACGTGCTGAAACTTCGTGACCGTGGCGACATCCCACGGTCCTGGGCAACTCGTGTAGCCGGTTTCCCGTGGGAGTCGGCTGTCCAGGAGCGCCGTCGCGAGATGGAGAATGGCGACGACGAGATCATGCAGCCGGCGTCGGTCCCCTTCTCTTCGGCTGAGGCCGGCCCGCAGGACAATCCCGCAGGCCGCCCGCCGGGATCTCAGGATGGGCGGCCGCCGGATAACGCGCGTCCAAGAAGACGGATCGCGCGCAATTCGGGGGAGACCGTCAGAGCATATTTCGATCCCGAATTGGACGATGTGGTTCGAGTCGGCGAATTGACTTACGCGATTCTGGAGGAGTACGCCGAGTACAGCGTCGGCCGGATCACGAGAGCCGAGCGCGAGGTTCTGGATGGTGGCGAGCCGAAACAGATCGCAGCCGTGATGTATGTGCCGGTCAACCGCGAGTACGAAACGACCAACGAGCAGGCCGTGAGGTTGGCTCCCGGTCTGTCAATGGTTGTCGGTAGACGGCGTGGAACGAAGGCGTTGGTGGCGAGGCTTCTTTGCTTCCGCGAACCTGAGTTCGCACGTCACGATGCCGAGGACCGCTCAATCCGCTGGGGCTTCGGCGAGTTCCCGAAGCCTCCAGAGGACGACTGATCCCTGCGGTACCCGGCCCTCCGTAAATTAGAGGGAGTGGAACCCTACGTCTTCGAGCGCGGCGACAAGATCTTCCTCGTCGCCCCCGTCACTCCGATCTCTCTCGATGAGGGGCAGTTTGATGAGTTGGCTTTCGCCCAGAAGATCAAGCAGGTGGCTCCGAATCCGAGCTTGATGTGGCTCCAAGGTCGTTATGTCGAAGCTGACAATGCCAACGCCAACAGACAGATGTGGCGGGCCGATGACCTGGCGATCAAAAGCCTTCAGCCGGTGTTCATGCCGGTCACGGTCATGCATGATCCCCGGACAGCCGTGGGGCTCATCGCCGACGCGAGACTGCTGACGCCCGAGGCAGCGAGTGTGCCGCGTGCACGTATCGACACAATGCTGGGGATCTGGGAGCACCGCTTCCCCGAGGTCGCGGAGGAGATCAACGCGAACTATGAGGCCGGTTCGCTGATGCAGAGCATGGAGTGCACGTCACCCCACTACGAATGCTCGGTGTGTAGCCAACTCTTCCACAAGCTGCCCGATGGAGCGGAGCGGTCTCAGTGGTGTGAGCACCTGCGCGGTAACGGGTCGGTTGAGGCTGCCCGTATATTAGGGGGCGTCGTCTTCACCGGCACCGGGTTGATATTCGGAACCAGGGGAAGTCGAGGGGCATATGACAAGGCCCACTTGGATGTGTTTGAGGACGAAGTAGCGGAATACCACGAGCGAACTCACCAGGATCAGGGCAAGCCGAGGAGAAAAACTTCAATGGACCAGATCGAAATCCCCAAGACCGAGTACGCAGAGCTTCAGAAGCGTCCATCCGTAGAGGAAATGGCCGCCGAGAAGAAGCGCGCCGACGAGGCGATCGAGCGTGCCGAGAAGGCGGAGAGAGATCTGGAGCGTGTGGAGACCGAGAAAAAGGGCTCCGATGAGAGACTCGCCGAGGCGACCAGAAAGGTCGAAGAGGCCGAGGAAACCACGCGCAAGAACGAGCTTCGCGACGAGCGCCTCGGGGCGCTGGGCGAGGGCTTCATGGAGAAGCTCGGCGACACCGCGAAGAAGCGTCTGCGCGACCAGGCCGGCGAGTTCTCCGACGATGACTGGAGAGGCCGGCTGGAGGAGCTTTCGGAGATGGTCGGCGTCAAGCCCGATGCCGACAAGGACGGAAAGCCCGGGGGCGATGGCAAGAAGCCCGGCGGCGGCGAGTTCTCCAAGGAGGAGATCGCGGCGGCCCAGGCCGGCAATGGCAATGGCGACGGCGGCGGCAAGCCGAAGTCCCAGCGCTCAGTGATCGGAGCCCTGATGGGCTCAGACAAAACCACCGACTGAGCAGAGAGCTAAGGAGCGAGAGACATGGAAGCTGGGTCCTTCGAGCTAACTGGTGTAGGCGATCTGCCGAACGTTTCGCTGGCCTTCCCGGGCGAGCATTGGTCTGACCGCTACGCCTCCGGCGCAATCACGCCGGGCGAGGCCGTCGTGCCCACAGCTTCCGCTGGAAAAATGTTCATGCGCAAGGCCGGGGCCGGCGACGCCGCCCTCGCGGTTCAGACCGCGATCGCCATGCGCACCTGGCAGCCCCCGGACCAGAACATCGGGCCGACGGCGCTGGGGCCGAACGAGATCTACAACGTGGAGATCGAGGACGGCGAGTACGTCCATGCCTTCTACTCCGGTGGCTTCCACCTGACCTTGGTCGTGCCGGACGACTACAACCCGGGCGACTTGATCGGGTGGGATGCCGACGGCAGACGCGCCAGAGGCAAGACCGGCACGGGTGCGTGGTCCAAGGACGCGGCCGCAGACATCAGATCTCTGTTCGAGGTCCACCTGTGGCGTCCCATCAACGATGACAAAGAGGGAATCCTGACTGTCAGGTCCCTCCGGACCCAGATGTAGAGGAGGCCGGCGACGATGGAACAAGCAATCGAGAATCTCCTGGCGCGCGTCGCTGGTGAGCAGGACGCGGATGTCAGAGTAGAGCTGCGCAGAGAGACCGCGCAAGAACTCGGCGACCACTTCGCCAGGCACAGGATCGACCTGGAGGAGCTGGCCTACGACCTGCTCAACATCGCCTGGGGCGATGCCCTCAAAGAGGACTTCCTGCGGTCGATCATCGAGGTCAAGAACGTCGGCCTCGCGGAGAACGACTTCGTGGAGGAGAACCTTCGCGGGATGCGTGCCTACTGGCAGGGCAAGGGCGGCCAGATCTTCAGCGACATCCTGCGGTACGGCCGGTCGGCCATGCCGCGCGAGGAGATGGTCGCAGCCCTCGACTACCACGTAGACGACCTGCGGACCAACTTCTGGGGTGCGTTCGACCGGCTGACCGCGCAGGCTCGCGAGAAGCTGCGGACGCTCCCGGTCACCCGACTGGTCGAGTTGATCCAGTCGGCGATCAACGGCGGCTCCACCTTCGGCCAGTTTGCGGCCGCGACGCTCAGCGACGACCAGGTGGACTCGATCGTGGAGCCGGTGGCACTCCGTTCCGACGGGGCGATCACGATCATCGGCACCCGAGTCGCCACTCGCAAGCTGGCCGGCGTCGGACTGGAGTTCGGGGACAACATCTCCGAGCAGGTCTTCCGCACCGGCGCGATCGGCGTCTACAAGGGCTACCAGGTCGCCCAGATCCAGAACTTCGAGAACTTCGAGGGGACGTTCGTGCTCCCGAATGACGAGCTATGGATCGTCGGCAAAAAGGCAGGTCGCCTCACCTACTACGGCGACACAGCCAAGGTGCAGCAGCTCCAGCTTCCGTCCTTCCGGGGCCGGTGGGAGACCGCGCGCGACGCGGGCATGCTGCTCTACGGTGCGGACAAGGGCCGCATCGGGCGCATCAAGCTGACCTGAGCCATCTTCCCTAAATTGCGGCCGGCGGCGGCTGCGTTTGCCAGAGGGCCGGGGCGAAAGTGCCGGTCCTTGGCATATGCTGGCCGTAAATTAGAGGCTACGGCAACAGCTACTTCAGGAGGACACGGCAATGGGTCAGCAAGTCAGTGAGTGGAAGAACAACACCAGCGGCCAGGTCGGGGTCGTCAAATTTGACGATGAGGGCAAGCGCAGAGCGCTCGCGGTGTCGCCAGGTGGCTTGGTGCTCCTCACGGAGAGAGAGCGCGTGGCCACGGCCAACGCGCCGACCAAGGATGACGACAACCCCTTCGCCAATGGCTCGCTCGTTTGCATCACCGCCGAGGCTCAGTTGTCCAACCGCCGGCCGATCGGAGACCCTTCCTCTCCTGCTCCCCCTGTCGAGCCCCCGGCACCACAGCCTGCCGTCGAGCCCGAGGCGGCCGCAGAGCCGGTCTCCGCTCCTTCGACAGCCTCGGACGCGCCCGCGCCCACCGAGGTTCCCGATACAGCCGGCGAGCCCGACACGGCCGAAGAGGCCGCACAGAGAGCCATCGAGGCGGACACCCGGGAGACCGGCGCAGCCACCGAGCCCCAGGGAAAGCCGCCCCAGGGGCAGCGCGCTCCGAAAGAGGAGACCGGCACCCCGGTCCCAACCCCGCCGACGCCCAGGAAATAAATGGAGCCGGTCACCGATCTTCGCGATACCCGTGTCCTGATCCCCAGGGCTCGTCGCGCGATTGAGGGGCCGGATGCCATCGTCGGATCGGCGGGCGTCCCCGCCGGCAACATGACGGACGAGCAGGTCAACTCGATGGTCGCCGACGCGATCGCGAGCGTGATCCTGCTCTCCGGGGGGCTGTTCGGGAAAGAGCTGGAGGTCGCCAGCCGCGATGAGTTCTACATGGCCCCCGACGCCTGGCTCACCAGTCAGGAGCTGACGGAGCCCGAGCAGATGGTGATCGCCTACCAGGCCGCGCTCGACTACTACATGAACGTGTTGGAGGGCATGAAGGTGTCGGAGCGCATCCAGGATGAGGGCCAGTTGTGGGAATACGGGATCTCCTCCACGGTGCTCAACAAACGCCTGGAGGCGCTACGCGCCGATCGAGACCGCGCCCTCTCCCTGCTCGACCCGGATTTCGTTGCCGAGGACTGGATCAACCTCCTGCTGGAACGAGACCGCTACACGGATCAGTTGATCGAACCCTGGGTGGCCGGCGGTATTGGCGGACAGGTGATGGGGCCGTGAGGAAGCGCCTCGCCCGGTGGCTGGTTCGCGGAGAGGCTGACTGTTTCTGTAGGGCTTATGCTGCTCACGAAATGCATCTTGGAGAGGCTGAGCGTTACTGGTTTCGGGTCGCAAAGGGACGGGAATGGTGGCGCAAACTGGCACTGCGGCTAGACAAAGAGGCGGCGGTCACCGAGATGATTGAACAGGGATTTTGGGGATGACATGCCATCACCGGACCTTGAAGGATTCAGGCAGGCACAAGTCACTCTTCGTGAGAAATTCGGTCGGGACTGTATTTTCCTGACGGCTCTGTCTGTTGCCTGGCCGGATGTTCCCCTCAACACCGAGACCGGCCGACCTTTCGATCCCACCATTGAGCCCGCCAGTGGTGGCGGTTTTGCCTCGGCGACGATCCGTGCGCTGGTCATCGACAATCCAATCACCCAGGATGACGCGATAGTGCGGCTCCCCCCGGGCTGGTTCGAGGAGGGGCACATGGTCCTCTCGATCGACGCCGACGACGACCCTGGCAGAGCGACCTTGGTCGAGACCTTCGGCCAGACCTGGGCGATCCGGGATACCGACATCGACGGGCTCGGCGACACCCCGCATCGCAAGCTGATCCACGTGGAGAAGGTGGACGATGGCTCTGACTAGGGAAGACTTTGTAACGGAGAGCGTGCAGGCGTTCCTGCGCCAGCAGCTCTTCAACGTTCACGGCTACCCGAGATCCCAGATCGAGATCGTGGAGTCCTTCGACCCGGCCAACTTTGAAGGGAAACCGACCCCGCTCGACATGAACTACGTGGCCACCGGCTACGACTTCGATGACGGCGGCAGACAGGCAGAGCTGGGTTCAAGCCTGAAGGAGCGGCTCTACACGATCGAGTTCTTCGTTCTCGGGAAGGACGCCACCTGGGGCAAGGCCCTGGCACAGGCGATCAAATTCAGCCTGGAGTCCGAGGGCGATCTGATCCCGTTGCTCGACATCCGGGAGAGAGACCGCCCTCGGATGGACACCTTGGTTGTGGAATACGTGTCGGCGGAGCGCCAGCCAATCCCAAGACCGGCACCCTGGCAGGAGCACATCTGGCTGGTCACCCTCAAAGTGTGCGACATCTACTTCGATCGCTTTTCCTGATAGCCTCTCCGACAAGGCGACGTGTAGCGCTGGGCGGGAACGGTTTTCCCGATCAACCACTCCCGATGTAGCTGGACCGTCGGTGCATCGGGCAGCGCAAGGGAGCCTTTGCCCGAACGACCCTGGTAGGAATGGACCTGGAGCGCGGCCGCGCGAAAGGCACCCCCTCCCGGGGTCTTCGGCTTTGTAGGGGGCGGCCGGCTGCCGACCGGCGACGGAGGGCGCGACCCTCCACTCTTTCGTGACGCGAGAACCAAAAGCCTCGTCCACAGGCGTCTGAGCTACGCCCCCGGCGGGCACCCTACACTCTGGGCATGGCTGAGTTGGGTCTGCCCGAGCGCTACTGGAACGCCGAGGGGATCGAGCGCGGTGGCTCCCGCTTCTTCGCCGTCCTTGGCCGGCCGCACGGAGCGGTCGATGCCTACACGAAGCTGGCTGCTCTTCGGGATTTGGCCTCCGCGAACCGCAGCCTGCTGGGCAAAGCTCACACCCTGGCGCTCGACACGATAACCCGGGACTTAGCCCGCTCGATGGAGCAGATCGGAGTTCTGGCGGCGGAGGCGGCCGAGACAGCCGCCAAGCGGACCCTGGAGGCAACGCGCAAGCGCCCGCAGGGTCCGGGGAGGGGCGGTATCCACTTGGAGGATCTCATCACCGCGCGCGCCATCCAGCAGTTCCCGCCGCTGGCGGAGGTCGGCATCGGCGAGATCGAGACTCTCTCCAAACACCCCGGGTGGCGCGTCCAGGAGCTGGGTTCGACTCACTTGGTCGAGATGACTCATCGCCTCAATGTCTATGGAGCTTTCCAGCCTGGCGACGCCGCACCCAACATCGCAGAGTTCCGGGTCCACCCAATATTTCGTACCGGCGAGGGACTGCGGCTCCTCGTGAGAAACGAGGTCACGCCTCGCGGTTACCTGCGCACCGGCACTGTCGTCGCTGGCATCAAACGCAAACAGCGCCTCGACCGCCTTGATGTACGACTCGCCTCTGAGATCCGTGCAATTCGCGAGGGAACGCACTCCCGCATCAGGGCTGCAAGGCGTGTGGTCGGCTCCGGGGCCGGCTTCCGGGGGCTGTAGAACCGCGTCATAGAGCCATTACCGGCCTTGGTTGGGATCGCCCGTATATTAGGTTGGTAGGCGGCAACGGTGGTTCCCACGGCATGGACGAGTACGGCTACGTCAAGAATCGTAAGGGCATCTGTATGGCCATGACGATGGAGGCGTTCGAGGAGCTAATCGAGCCCCATGTCCCGAAGGCCAAGGCTGAGCAGTTCAAGGCCATCTACAGGAAAAAGCTCAATCGGTTCGAGAACGAGATCTGCGAGTTACTAGGCATGAAACGAACCGGACAGAGGCTAAACGCACACGCACAGAGCATTGAGGATGGCCTGTTCCCGAACGGGCGTCCGCGCGTAGTGCCCCCGGCCTCGGAAACGAGGAGGGGTAAATGAGCATCCAGGCTGGTTCCATCCTTCACCTGGCCGGTCAGAACGTCATCGACCGCATCCAGAGCGCCGGACTCGGCGACGTGCGGCTCCCGACCGAGACCATCCGCGAGGTCGGCAACCGGGAGGTCGTGGACAAGATCGCGACCGAGCCCGATTTCACTTTCAGCCTGGAGAGCCTCAACGTGTCCACGGAGCTGATGGCCTGGCTCACCGGCGCGCCCGGTGGGACCGCCGAGGCTTCGGGTTCATTCCCGGGCGCGGCCGATCCCGACGGCACCGAGTACAACTGGCTCGACTGCGGTTTCGTCAACGTTCCCTCACCCTGGAAGGACCCGGTGACGGGATCTGCCGGCGTAGTCGAGGCAGGCCACCTGGTCCCTGGCTACTACCCGACCCGCCTTCAGTACCGCTTCGGAGTCACCAACAACGCCCAGCAGACGGTCGAGCTGGCGGGTGGCTCCTACTTCTACGGCGAGTACGCGCCGGAGGAGGAGGAGTTTGTCGGCACCGGCTCCGGCGACGCCGAGTACGAAACGACGGATGTCACGATCAAATATCGCCGGGGCGGCTCTACTGGCACGACCTTCCGCAATGTCTTCGGCGTCTTGGTCGATGGCGTGCTCCAGACCGAGGAGATCGACTACAACGTCGCCGGCGGCGACAGAGCGAGAGCCAGAGTCACCTTCACCGTCGGCAACGAGCCGGCAGTCGGCGCGATCGTCAAGGTCTGCTACTTCACCAGCGCGGCAAAGGACTACCCGCAGTCGGTTCATGCCTCCACGGTTACCGTCCCGGGTGCGGTGCGCGGTCGCAACATCCGCGTCGAGATCACCCCCGTCAATGGCGGTGGCGCGAAACGGCTGGGCGGCATCCAGACGGCTGAGCTGGAGGCCACCGTCGAGGGCGAGGTCGAGCGTGAGTTGGGCTCGGAGGACATCGTGGGTCGGTCGGTGACTGGAACCGACTGCAACGGCACGATCAGCATCCGGGCCAAGGACAAAGACGCCTTCTTCGCAATGCTGGAAGACATCACTGGAGTCGATCGGGATGAGGTCTTCGGATTCTTCAACCAGAACGACTGCCTCCTCGACATCAAAATCGAGAACCCGAAGAACCCCGGCGAGATCCTGAAGACCCTCCGCGTGAAAGACGCGATGTTCCAGGTGCCGGGGACGCCGGCTCGGGTTAACAGCCCGACCGACTTCTCCATCGGCTTCGAGTCACGGGACGGGACTTTCTCCGAGTTCAAGGGCGAGCCCGCGTAGGAAGACATAGCCGCTTCGGTGGCGAACTAGGACTCGGCGCTCCGAAGAGGAGCAGGCGTATTACGGCTCATCAGGCGACGGTCTTCGGGCCGTCGTTTTTACGTAATGGCAACGGCAAATCACACGGCAAAGGAGCAACATGGAAGCAGCAACCACACCCGATCAGCCGGCTCTCGTTCAGGAGCCCCCCGCCCCGCAAGAGGTAGCGGCCGCAGAGCACAGCCCAGGGGAGCAGCGCACCCCGGACAGAATCTTCCGCCTCTCCACCTACCTGCACGTCGGCGTCGGCGCGGAGGAGTGCGAGCACCGTGAGGACGGGAAATGCCAAGACCCTCAGCACTTCCACGCCTGGTGCCGGCTTCCCAACCAGTTCCAGCACGACTCGATCCGGGAGAAGGCTCTGGCGGCCAAGGCCCGGCGCATCCGCGTGCTGAAGGACCCCGAGTCCGACGCCTACACGATTGTCGAGTTCGCCCTGGATGAGCTGCGGGCGACCGGCGACCGGGAAACCCTGATCGAGGAGGTAATCCAGAAGGACACCTTCAGAAATTTCATGGCCGTCGTCAACGAACTCAAAGACGAAGAGGAGTTCAAGACGGCCGATGAGGACCGTGAACGGCTCCGCGCGCTCGAAGAGATGCCGGAGGAGTCCCGGCCGGCCGACGAGTACAACGAGCTGGCCAAGCATGTGGCGGAGTTCGACGCTCTCATCAAGCAGAGAAGGGATGAGATCGAAGCTCCGATGCGGGAGGGCCTCCAGCAGAATGACATGGAGGCTCTGATCGACATGGCCCGCCAGGACCGGATTGAGAAAGACGGCGCACGGGCCTTCATGGATGCCTTCAGCCGCTGGGAATGGTTCTTCGGGACGATGAAGCCGAAGGACCCGGACAAGCCCGGCTTCCCGAGCGAGCGCTCCTTCAGCTCGATCGAGCACATGGAGTCGGCGGCCGACGAGGTACTGAACGCCCTCGACAACACCTTCGGCAACCTGGAAGCGACACTCGCCTCGGGAAAAGGCTCCTGAGTGATGACGCATGGCTTGACACGGTGCGCATCGCTCGGGACTTCGGAGACATCTCCCAGCTCCTGCCGGAGGGGTACTCCCTCAAAGACGTTCCCCACGGGCTGTTCGACGCGATTCGCCAGGGGCTGGTCTTCATTGGCTTCCAGGATCTCCCGGAAGATGAGCAGCCGAAGAAGCGGATCTGGCACGACGGCGACGCGCTGGAGGAGCACTTCAGAGCCGTGAGAAAACGGCGTCAACAGATGACGGACCCCAGAGCTTCTGGGCCGATTGATGACCCCGTAGACAACGACGCGGCGAGACTCCTAATTGGCTGACGGCGGCGACAGGCTCTACGGCGATCTCGATGCTCTAAACAAAGAGCTGAATCGTCTTGGCCCACGGCTGAGGAATTCGATTGCCAACGCGGGCGAGCTGGACCGTCGGCTGGAGAGAGCCTCCCGTCGGGTCAGGCGGACACCCCTCCTTGGTCCGACCGGCGGGGTCGGTGGCGGCGGTGAGCTGCCTCCTACACGTCCTCCGGTCGGCGGTGGAGGCTATGGCGCGGGTGGAGGCGGGCCGGATGACCCCCGCTACACGCAACGCCTCTCCAAAGCTGAGGGTGCCACCCGGGGGCTCAGTAGCCAGACCCAGTATCTGGTTCAGCAGGAGGCTCTCGCCTCCAATGCCCTGCGTCGCTATGGCGCTCTCACGACGGAGTTCATCAACGAGGCGGCTCGTGGTCGGGTAACGATTCGGGAGTTGGGTCTCCAGGTCCGCGACACGATTGGAAAGTTCGGTGGGTGGATCGGTGCCGGCGCGGCAGTCTATGGAGCGATCGGCTCTCTCTATGCCGTCGGCCAGGGCGCGATTGAGGCTGACCGTGGCGTCAGCCAGATGCAGCGGACGGTCAACGACCTCGACACCGATAAAGCCAAGGCCAGCTTCCGCCAGCTCGCAGAAGACTTCAACGTGCCGATTTCTGACGTGTCGGAGGCCGGCACCGAGATGGGGAAAGTTTTCCATAACCAGGACGACGCAATGTTGGCCACGCGCGCTGTCCTTTACTCCGTCAGGACCGGCCAGTTGGACGTTGCCACATCGTCCCGCTACCTGATCTCGATCATCCAGGGCTTCAAGATCCCCGCAGATGAGATGGCGACGGTCTTCGACCAGATCAACCAGGCCCAGAACAGATTTGGCGCTGACATACCAGGCACCTTCGCCGGCATCGCTCGTGCGGCCGGCATCGCTCGCGCGGCCGGGGCCGACTTCGACACGATTCTGGCACTTATCACCACGGGTTCCAAAGCCACCGGCCAGAGTGGCAACGTCATCGGCACAGCGATCCAGCGAATCCCGGGTCAGCTCCGCCAGCCGGACAACAAAGCCTTCTTGGAGTCGCTGGGGATTGATCCAACCGCACCGCTCAGAGACATCATCAACAAGGCATTCGAGGTTGCCCAGGGCCTGTCGGGAGAGAAGGTCCAGCAGCTCGGTTCTGCTCTCGCCGGCAAACAGTACGGCCCTCGTGTGTTCACTCCGATTCTTCAGCAGTATGACCTCTACAAAAAAGTGCTGGCCAAAACCAGCCCCGAGGCATCTCGCGGTTCCGCCCAGAAGGAGCTGAACTCGATCCTCAGCGCGACGGCGGAGCAGATCAAATCCATCGTCACCCAGCTCGGCATCATGGGCTCCAATCTTGAGCAAGGTGGATTTCTAGATTCACTGAAGGCTGGCGCGGGCCTCTTGAAGGGGATGCTCAGCCTGACTAACAATCTGTTGGAAGTGTTCAACGGTCTTTCCGAGCCTGTCCGACGGACACTCTCCTACGCGGTTCAGCTTCGACTTGTGCTTGCTCTGATGCGGCGCTTGCAGTTCGGCGAGTTTGTTGCCGGCGGTCCAACTGGTCAGCCCGGTGCCACACGCGGTGCCGTGGCCGGGTTCCTCCAGCCGCAGGGAGGCCGGGCCTCGGCCGCTTCCGTCAAGGGCGGGTTGGAACGCCAACGCCTGTTCCTTGAAGAGAGATTCATGCGGTCAACGTCGGAGGCGGCAGGTGCTTCCTATTCGTCTGACCTGGCTGCCAATCGGATGGCTGCCCTGGAGGCAAGAGCCATCCAGCAGGAAAAGGCAGGCGCGACAGCGGAGGCAGCAGTCACCCGCGACCAAATGAAGGCTTCGGGCGATTCCCTCCTTGTCCAACGCCAGCGTGCAGAGCTTGCTTCTCTTGATACCGAGGCATCGCGGGATCAGCTCAAAGCAAATGCAGCCGCCCAAAAGGCGATTCGCGGGCGCTTCGGTCGAACCGATGTGGCAGCCGCGAATCGTTATCTAGAACGAACGGGGATGGCGACGCCCCTCACCTGGGAGCGCCCCACCACGGTCCCACCGGGGGTGCCCGCCCAGCAGACGCTCCCGGGCGCGACACGCTACGGCAGTGCTATCCCGGCCCCGGGTATCCCAGCCTCAGCGATCGACCTCAGCGGGGCTGAGAAGCAAACTCTTCGAGCCCGGGTGGCGACGAATCGTTTCACTGGGCGCTTCAGAAATATCACCGGAAGGATGCGCAGTGTTGGTTCTTCTCTCGGCGGTGCCGCGTCTTCGTTGGTTGGCCGCCTGGGGACGATCGCCTTCGGTGCATTTGCCTTCTTCACTGCCCTTGATGTTCTCCAGGGGATGGCCGAAGAAATTGGCAAGCGTAGCGAGAGAATCCACGCTGGCCTCTCAAGCCAGAAGCAGGTAGCTGAGAAGCTGCGCCAGCTTGACGCAGAAGCCACCGGCGGGGATAGCTTCACCGAGGGGTTCACCGATTTCATAACTGGGTCGGGGAAGTTCCACGGACCATTGGAGAGTTTGTTTGGGCTTGGTTCTGAGCAGGGCACTGGCGACGCGCGTCGGGAAGAAGCCGCGATCACAGCGGGGAAACTCCGGGGCATGCGACGTGCGCAGGAAGATGCCCGACGCGAAGGACGGGCGATTCCGTATCGCTATGCCGCTGACATTCAAGGTGGTGTAGAGAGGGCCGAGGACAAGTCAAGAACTCGGGCAGAGCTGCAAAAACAGTTGGCTCGCCTGGATGAGCAGTTGGTCCTCTCCGCTGAAGCAAAATTCCTCGGTAAAGGAACCGGAGATAAGCAGCGTCGCGCGGTCGAGAAAATTAAGCAGCAGATCCGCGATGCCCGACTGGCTAGCGCCCCTGACAGAGATCTCTTCCGCAGCCTGCTCCAGGTTCGTGATCCAACCCAGGTCACAGGGTTGATCGAGTCCCAGCTCTCCTCTCTTTCGCTTGGGATCAACGGCAAAGACATCGCCAGGGCGGCAATCGCCTACTCGGCCGCACGTGTGCGCTTCGGGCAAGGCGGCTCCAAAGAGGACATCAAAGCCCTTCAGGAGGCACGCGACCAATACTTCGATGGGATCGAAAGTCTCATCAGCGACGAGCTGGAACAGAATCTGGCTCTCTCCCGCTCCCCCTCACAGCGCGCACGGTTCTATCGGCAGGCGCGAGGGCAATATCGACAGGCGTACACGAAGCAGGTCAACAAAGAGATTCAGGATCAGCGGGCGCGTGTTCGCCAGCTTCGCGAGGTTCTCAGACAGTCCCGCGAGGGGATTGGCGACATCGAGAGAAGAATTCATGGGGTCACGGAGGGCGTTGGCTCGATCGAGATCGGTGGTGTTGACATCGACGTTGGCAAGCTCCTCGGCAACGTTGGGGCGCACTACACCACCGGCAGAGCGCGGGATGCTATTGGTGGGTTGATGGAGAAGATCCAGTCAAGCCGGGGTGTGTTGGGTCAGCTTACGAAAGAAAAGGTCGAGAACCTCAGAAGACTCAGACTCGCTCTCCAAAAACTAGATGAGCAGCAGTTTGAGGAGATCTCCTCATTGACCAACGCGCAACAGGACTTCCGCTCCGCTCGGACGGCAGATCCGGCGGCACAGGCCAGACTCGCGATTCAGGGTGTCAACCGTCTTCTCGCGCGCGCGATCGAGATCTACGGTCACAACAGCGAAGAGGTCCTCAACCTCCTGACCGAGCGCCAGCAGGCATTCGGCGAACTCGCGGCCGCGCAGTACAGCCGGCTGGAGTCCAGACTGAACCTGGGCATCGCACGGCGTTATGGCCCGAGTGATGAGGTTGGCCAGGCGCGGGCGGAGGTCCAGCGCGACCAAGCCCTCCTCGCCTACATGCAGGCTCACGCCAACCGCTTCGAGCCCACCCAGATCACCGACCTCCAGGCCCAGATCGTTGACGCGCAGCAGCAGCTCGCGGAGGATGTTCGAGACCAGGCGATCGAGGCCAAGCAGGCAACGCTCGATGTGGTTGCGGCTCGGGCTGAGTTCCGAGGTAACGACGTGGGCGTGGCTCGCGCTGAGTTGCGCCAGGCCCAGCTTGAACTGCGCAAAGCCGACACGGTAGCCGAGCGGCGCACTGGACGAGCCGACGTTATCCGACGGCGTGGCGATCTCCGAGACACCATCGCGCAAAGACGGATCGAGAGCATTCAGTTCGAGGCCGACATCGGCAAACTGACGACCGATCAGGAGATCTCGGCCTACCAGCGGCTGTTGAAGACGCAGAGACTCAGCCTCGACACTCGCCGAGATCTTCGCCGCAAGATCTACCAGTTGAAGAACGAAGCCGACCAGGAAGGTGACTTCGATTTGGCTGTCGGCGACATCAACCTGCCGACGATCTACGACATCAAGCGTGCGATCGCTGGAGGCGGCGGCGGCAACCCGGTCGCCTACTCGCAGAACAACGTGAACATGTACATCTACGGGGCGAACCCACAGGCGGTAGCCGGTGCTGTGCTCAAAGCAGTCGGTGGCCGTAACAGATCGGCGCGGCGCTCAGCAGGGATGGTGGCCGCATGACACGGATAGCGAACCGATTCACAGACCCTAGAACAGCAGCCTCATATGACTGGCCACTCAATTACAGTGAGGAGGAGGGGTTCGGCAAGCGCCGCAACATTACGCATGGTGCGAACACCGGCCAGACCGGGCTCGTCAAGCAGCAAGGTGACGATGAACCGTTGATCTGGAAGGTGCGAGGCTCGATCCTGACCGAAGCAATGTTGATCGAGATCTGGAGATGGTGGCAGCTCAGTAAGAGCCAGACTATTTATTTCCGCGACTTCGCCGGTGACGAGTATGAGGTCATCTTCACGAGCTTTGAGCCGACGCGCAAACGTGTGCTCCGCAACCCGAAAGATCCAACCAACGCTCCCAACCACTACTGGACATATGAGATAGAGATGGAAGTCATCCGCATCATCTCAGGCCCCCTAGCCACGTCGGGTGTGAGTCCATGAGTGCGGAGACCGTCTACACGACCCAGCGTAACCGTTGGCTCACCGGGAAGTACGTCGGCTCGAACAAGCCGGCATTTCGGGTTCTGGCTCGCCGTGGACATCTGGAGCGCCAATACGAGATCCTCCCCGACAGCGAGGTCTATGGCTTCATCCCCGGGCTGAAAGGACCCAACGCCGTCTGGTATGCACGCTGGGTCGCCGACGACGACTGGCTGGAGATTCCCAACGTCCTGGAGATCAGCGGCGACGGGGACTTCGACCAGAACGGTGTGGAGAACATCACCATCACCGCCGACAACGTGGTGCTCGCCGAGGAGACCGGATTGGCCGGCCTCTTCCACACCGTTAAGCGTGGGTATCTCGCGCCGCTGCGCGGGGGGCAGGGAGTGCGGGGCCAGATTGCCGACGAGGCGAATGAGTGGTTCGAGCGCTTCAAGGAAAAGGGCACCCAGATCGTGGTTCTGGCCGGATTCGGAGAGGCAACGATCCCGATCCACATGGGGTTGTTGGATGACGCCGACCTGACCTCTGCGCCGGACATCATCAAGCTCACCTGCCGGTCAATGGGCGTCTTCCTCACAGACCAGCACGTCTTCATGGACGCCAAGCACCTGTGGGTCCGCGACCCGATTACCTTCTGCGATCGCCTGAAGGCCGACAACCAGGAGGACGTGGCCACCCACGCCGAAGCGAAGAGTCGTAGCGACAACCACCCTGCCCGCTTTGCGATTGATGATGACGACGACACCGCCTGGATCTCGGCCGCACACAACGACCCGCAGGAGTTGGAGTGGGTTGAGATCATCCTGCCAGCCGGTCGCTATGAAGACTTCGAGATCTACACCGCCTACCCGAACATGGAGATGTTCGTGTCGGTCTTCGCGACCAATGACAACATTCCCGGCAGAGGGGTTGCACGTGGAACCGACGGAACGAGATACGGAGCGGGTTGGATCAACCCAGGTATCGGTCATATCCCGGGAACGAGTATTCCTCTGACGAACCATGTCGGGACCGTGAAGAACAAAGCCACTCGGTATGGGGTGAAGAACGGTGGCGGTGGGTTCCTCATCGGCGACAACTCCCGAGTGAGGATCTGGTTCCGTCGGCTCTTCAACGCCGCGAACACCAAAGGCCGCGACTACCGGGCCGGCGTCCGCGAGCTGAAGGTCTTCCGCCGCAACCTCTCCAGAGAGGCGAGACAGAAGCACTGGATTCTCGTAAATGATGTGGCCGACATTGTGAAAATCGTCCTCCAGTGGGCGGGCTTCGAGCAGTGGGAAGTCGAGAGCACGGGGGTCCGGCTCTCCGACAAGGCTGTTTTCGATCGGCAATCCTTCCTCATCGACATTCCGAAGCGGATCGCGGAGCTGACCAACTACGTTTTCTTCATCAAGCCACCGGCGGAGTTCGACCTAGACGATCTCTCGCCGGAGAACGAGACCAATCGCAGAATGGGCATCCCGGTCTTCCGGCAGTCGAGTGCCGCCAAGGAGCAGCCAATCCAGATCAACCCCTGGCAGGTCGCAGTCGAGTCGGTCAAGGACACCACACTGTTGACGGGGATCGACGCGAAATTCAGCCAGACCGACATGCCCGACTCAATTCGAGCCCGGGGCAAGGTTGTTCGGAAAAAGCTGGCCAACGTGAATAGAGAGTTCATCCACGCCCTGGGGGAGGACCGCAGCCTCCGCTACCAGTACAGCTACCGGCCTGTCTGGGCTCGCGGTGGAGTCTCCGCCCACCTGCGCAAGCCGGTCTTGAAGCACGAGCCGCAGTTGACCAGCGTTTTCCAGTGCAAGGTGGCTTGCCTGATGATCGCGCTGCGTTATGCGCTGAGCGGTGCCCAGGCCCAGGTCGAGATGCCCTTCTGGCCCTACCTCCAGTTGGACGACCATGTATTGATCTATGAGGGCTCGACCGGCCTCTCGACGCGGATCTGGGTGGCGATGCGCAACTGGAGCATCAAAGGCGGCGACGACCCAGACTTCAGCATGACGATCGGTGGGGCGCTGCTCGACACGCCTGACGTGCAGGAGACCCGGGTTGAGCTTCAACAGGTGATGAACGACCGGGGCTTCGATCCCGCGCCGATCGCGCGCGGCCCCTGGACCGATCCGAGGTTCTTCTGATGCCGGGGGCACGAACCAACCAGCTCAGCCGCGCGATGGATGGCCTGACGATCGGTGCGGTCAAGGATCTTCGCCGGCGCGACGAGGAGATGGCCGCCGACGGGCTCCAGGAGATGGAGGAGCAGTTCGAGATCGCCGTGTCGGGAAGAGCCGAGGAGTTCGTTGCCTGGCAGTACGCAGTCCTGAAGTTTGGCCTGGTCTTCATTGACGGCACCGGCGACCGCGACTCCGAGCTGGTCCTGCCGCACTTCACCTACGGCTGCAAGATCGACACGCCGACGCCGGTGGGTCTGATCGCAGCCGTGATGGAGTGGAACACGAACGATCGCGGTGAGACCGTTGGGTGCAAACTGGCGATTGGTCTTTTGGCGACCGATCGCGCAACTAAATTTCGGGGCAGTCTTCATGCCACCTTCCAGGGTTGGGGCCAGCCCGCGAGCACGTTCCCGGATGTGAGCTAATGCAGAAAACATCGTTCATGGGGCTGACCGCCCTCGACCCGACAGACAGCATCTACGACGAGAATGCTGTTTTCCTTCACGGTGATCGGTTGGAGATCGACCGGGGGATGCGGATTGGGATCAAGACCCATCGTCATACAGGCGCTGACGGGCTGCTGAATCCAGACGTGGCACCGAGTGCAGCGACGCTGGCTTCGGGCGGGGTTATCCCCCCTGACCTGATTATGACCTTCGGGTACACGCTTCAGGATGACCAGCAGGGTGAGACCGAGCTGTCTCCAGCGGTCACGATTTCGTCGCCACCACCCATTGAGATCCCGCAGTATGCCCCCTCGGCCGAGGTCCAGTACAGCGGCGGGACGTTGATGGCGAACAGCTACTACTACGCGACCACATTCGCTGATGGTGACGGTGGTGAGACTCCCCTGGGTCCGCCGGTTGCGGCTGAACGAGAGCCCGGCTTCGCCTCCGGTCAGGTGCTCTTGACGAACCTGGATGAGGGTATGGCAGAAGCTGGCGCGGTCGGATGGCGGCTCTACCGCTCGATCGGCGGCGGCCTCTACGGCTTGCTCGCGACCGGCGGGATCGGCGAGGACTCCTATCTGGATGACGGCACGCCTGCCCCCGACTGCAATGTGCATCCTCCCGCCGATGGGGTGAACACCACCCTCGGTACGAGTCGTGTCGAGATCACGCTGCCCGAGATCTCTCAGAGCGCGAGCTTCATCAACCTGTACGGCACGATCAGCGGCGACTTCACGGGTGCGGCCCTACTCGCTCAGTACCCGATCGCCTCGGCCGGCGAAAGCGTGATCTTTGAGACCCTCGACTTCCTCGACTCCAGCCCGCCGGATACGAATCGTTCCTACGGTGGTGCTCCGAAGATCGACCCTGACGTTGAGATCCTTGACTGGCATTGGAAACGGCCAGTTGCCTCAGCATCTATGCTCGCGGACGGGGAGCAAGGCGATGTCCGCCTCTCTCTTAGCGAACGCAAACTCTACGGGGTGTTCGGCGCGACAGCCGAGGATGCAGCGGACTGGGACCCGATAGCCGGCGGTGGTGGTGCTTCTGGGACCTCGGCCGCGATTCGCGTCGAGGATGGAACGAACGTAGTTGATCCCGCCGAGATCCTGGAGTTCATCGGGTCAGGGGGCATCACCGTTGGGGTGGCAGAGCCCCTGGCCGGGGTAGCGAGAATTACGATCGGAGGGGCCGGAGGAGCGATGGAGGAGCGGGCCTGGGCCTCGGCGACCCTCAACCTTGCGTCTGGCGCGTCGGGAAGCACCCCCTTCGAGGGCGGTGCCGGTATTCGTCTGATGAGGGTCAGCACGAATAAGCGGGCTCGCGTGCGAGCCTACGGTGATGAGGAAGCCCTCTTGGCCGATGTTGCCCGGGCGATCGGCACCGACCCCGCCGGCGACCACGGAGTCCAACTGGATTACGCGAACACGACGACTGCCAGTGGCGGCATCCACCGAATTACTCCGCTGGTCGATGTGGCGAACCTTGATGAGCCAGAGGTCAATCAGATCTATTTGAATATAACCAACTACGACGCAGACGGGGATGTCGTCGTAGCATTCCTCTATATCCCAACGGAGGTAACGTAATGGCCTACTTCGAGGACAACACTCTGGTCCACAACATCACAGTTGATGCCGACATCCAGGCGTTGATTCAGAAAATCCATGACGGGATAGCCGCTGTAGGTCTTGTTCAGACCGCTGATACCGGACAGATTGACCCCAGTAGAGCGGTGAATCCCAGAACTACCCTCACGCTCATCGGATATGAGATTTGGCGCTTCGATGACGCCCTACAAGCGACACAGCCGGTTTTTCTCAAGGTCGCATACTACACTGGGAATCCGAGTACCGTTTTCGTCATTAGGCTCACGGTTGGCCTTGGTAGTGACGGGTCGGGAACACTGACTACTCCCAGCACCGAGATGACCGGGGCGTGCGCCAACAACCCTTCTGGCACGGGCTATATCTATATTTACTTCTATAAAGGGGCTTTTGGCATTTTTTCTACTGGCTATACATCTGGTGCGGATCGCCTTAACTGGCTTTGGGTTGAGCGCCTCCGGGACCCGGGTGGGGCGTACATAAATGCTTTGATTGTAGGAAAATCACAAAGCACGAATCCCTACGTCGGTACCCAGGTAATGACGAGTGGAGTGTGGGCCTCCGATAAACCCCTTGTCCACACGGCATCAACGGTTGCCGGAGTGAATGGTCATGTATGCCCAACACGAATGCGGCTGGCCGATCCACAACCAAGTTCACCTGTTCGTGTGTATGCGGGGTTTCGTTCTGGGATAGTTGGGTCTGGGGACACGGGGATTATCCCTGACGTAGAGGGGGACATCGAATATTTGCGACTTCCGGTTACGTTTACAATGCAAGGCTACAGTTATGTGGGTGCTCTGACCCTCACCAATGAAAACATTTGCCTTCCCCATGAAGCCTAATGGCCTGGCCTAGAATTGTCATAGACCCAGATCAGTCCCCACTGAGAATGGGGTTGGGGCCGGACGCAACAGACAGCCCTATTTTCGAGCCAACTCGAAGGTTCACAAGCGGCGACTACATCAGATGCGCCAAGGGCGCGATGACGCAGGCTCCCGAGTCGGTCACCATTGCAGCCATTGTCCGTATTCAGACACAACCATCAGAGGACAGTGCAATTCTTGCATTCGGCGATGGTGACTTAGATGACCTCATCCTCGGTATTCGCAGCGATGGCCATGTCATGTTTATAGTAGGCGGTCAGGACGGGGTTTCCTCGTTGCCGATCGACTTCGATGACCACTGGCGTCTTATCGTCGTGACCGAGGGTGACTTCTGGGTATATGACTTCACGGACCAGCAATGGGATAACGACGGTGAGGGGCTTGTGGGTGCCCTTGGAACCCTCTTCCTTGACAGTGACGGCCTGTTCGTATTCGGCCAGGATGACGGTGGGACGCGGCCCCTCGGACTTGACATAGCCGCTGCCGCAGTTTGGCCAACCGAAGTGTCGGGGGCAAACATCAAATCACTGGTCGCCGTCGATGAACTGCGTAGATGGGCGGACGTTGACGATGGGCAAATCCAGCTTAAAACGCCCGTTGCAGCCTGGATGTTCGGCCAGACGAATATCTCTACTGAGGTCGAGGACATCACCGGCAATGGGGCTGACCAGACTTCGCGCTCGGGGACGAGAGTCCTCTTGGAGCCGCCGCCAATAACCTATGGCAGGGACGTGGAAACGGTCACGGTCAAAGAAGGCACCCCACCGCCTTCGACCGGTCAGCTTGTCCCGCGCGGGATGTAGATGGACCTCACCTTCGTCAACGGTAACGATCTCCAGAAGAGCGCTTGTCAAAACGTTGCGCACAACCTGCTGAACCTCCCCTTCGACGCGATCCCGCTCGACCTGACGATCGAGTTCGTAGACAACCCGGACCCCGCACAGCACAATGAGTTTGCAGCAACCGAGTGGGGCTATGGATCGACACAGGCCACTATCAAAATCGCCTCAATCGCGCCGAATTGGGGCGGTCCATATAGAGGGATGGCTTTCCTCCAGGAGGTCTTCGCACATGAGCTGGGCCATGCCTTCTACGCCGCTCTGCCTAGAGCCTCGCGGGTAGTGATCGCTGAAATGTTCGGAGCCGCCAGCGACGACCTCGATGAGCTTCAGCCCAGCGGGACGGAATGGAGAAATCGCATTATCGAGGGCATCGCCGAGACCTTCAAGGACGCCTTCCTCCCTGCTCGGTATCGCAGATTCACGAACCGCACTAACAAGCGGATCTCAATCAGTCGCTACCCCGAGTTCAGGGTCATATTCCGGGAGCCACATGTTTTGTCGATCGACTACCCGAGCCTCCCCTCATATCTCTCACTGCTTGAAGTTTATTCCATTGACCCTGAGTCTTACCCACACCAGAACATACTTCACCCTGGTTTTCAGCCATTTAGATTCAGCTTCCATGAGTTTGGTCCACCCCCAGGAACGCCGGTTTCTGTGGTCCCAAGCGACACCCTCCCTAAACCTGATGTTGTTTGGGTGCTCTGGATCGACCCTGGCAGAAGCACTTGGGACGAAATTTCGATCTCAAGATACGAAGGTCTGCTAGACGGCCCCAATCAGACGATCCCTGTCCCGAATTACACGGAGTTTCTTGCCTGTACCGTGGTCAAGCTAGAGATGCCAGGCCGGACCCCAGGTGATTTCAGCCAGTATTGGTTGATGACCGACGAAACCTATTTCAACTCCGAGGATGAGTTCAACGCCAACCCGTTCACCGGCCACGGCGCAGCGGGAGGGCGGTTTTTTGGCAATTCGGATTTCGATCTAACGACCGCGAGTGATGGCGTGACCCCACCTACGGGAAGAATCGCCCCGCTGGGCTACTCCGCCGGCAGCCTGCACAAGAGATCCCGAGTTTCCGGCGGACGGTCCTAGTAGCGTTCCCCGGACATAGCAGCCGCAAGTCCCGCTGCGCCGTTCACACAGAAAGAGGGGGGCGTTCGCCCCCCTCTTTCGTACAATCCGCTGGGAGGGGGCGTTTACTCCCCCTGTGGGGCCTCCGGCTCGGGCTCGCTGGGAGCCTCGGGCTCGGCGGGGGCCTCCGGCTCGGCGGGAGACTCAGGGGTCTCCGGCTCGCTCGGCTGCTCGGGCTGACCCTCGGCGGGCTGCCCCTCCCCCTCGGCCGGCGACACGGGGGCCTCCGGCTCGGGCTGTCCCTGTGGAGACTCGACCTCGGGAGCCTCGGGCTCCTGCGGCTCGGCGGGCTGACCGCCTTCTGGTGTCTCCATTTGATCCTCCTGGTTGGGATTTGATAGAACGCGGGCCAGGCTACCAGTGTCCGTAGACGAGCGTAGGGTGTGCGGCCACGTACACCGAAAGGAGATCGCAAAATGGAGGGAACGCCGCCGACCTCATCGCCTCGCATCGGTCGCGAGGGATCGAGATGGTTCAATCAGCGACCGACACCGGAGGAGTTCGGGGAATGGTGCAAGGCCAACGTTCCCGTTCACGACGGGATGGTCGTCGGCCGCTACATCCCCGGCATCACCCTGATCTCCCAGGGCGAGAAGGAGCACGTCATCCTCGGTTGGAACGGGCCGAAGCCGGTGAAGGAGGAGGTCTGGCATGAGGTCTATACGCCCTACCCGAAGGTCGAGACCAGGATGCTCTACTGGCACGACTACCTGGCCCAGCATGAGGACTGGCTGGGGATGATCGAGCCGGTCGAGCCCGAGCAATCCGATCCCCGCCTGCCGAAGGGCTTCTTCTCGATGGCCGTCCACAACGGCAGCACCCAGACCAACTTCGTCTGCTGCTCGATGCAGGCCATCATCTACGACAGGGACTCCGTGAAGTATGAGCGGACGACGATCGACAAGCGCACCGGCGAGGAGCAGTTCGTCCTCACCGGCAAGATCATCATGCGCGGGACACCGGCCACGAAGCAGATCCCGACGATCGGCAAACGAGGCGCGGATGAGAACGCGCTGATGAAGGCGGAGACTGGCGCGATCGGCCGAGCCCTGGGCCTGGCCGGCATGCTAGTCGTGCCCGGGTCCGGCGTCGCGAGCGCCGAGGACATTCAGGAAATGGCCGCCAGCACCGGCAGCAGCACGCCTCAGCCGACCCTGATGGAGGCCAACGACACCCGGCCGCTGGAGGTCCAAGAGGCGGAGCTACGCAACCAGGCGGCTCAGCTCCTGAGAGCCCTGCCCGACGACAAGCGGGTCGAGTTCCAGGGGTGGGCTACCCAGCGAAGAATGGGCACCCTCGACACGCTCGACCTGCCGGCGCTGAAGACGATCATCAGGAAACTCGAACGAGGGTGATCTACGAGATCGAGATCCCCGGCACCCCGCCGTCGATCAACAACCTCTCCCATGCGCATTGGACCAGATGGCGTAGGGAGAAGCAGGCGTGGGAAGGCTTCTGCATGATCGCCCTGCTCCACAGACGGGTGCCGAAGGGACTCGGCGCGGCGCACGCTACGGCAAGCCTTCGGTTCCCCGCCCGCCGTCGGCGGGACGAAGGCAACTTCCGGGCCATCCTGGAGAAGGCGCTGGGCGATGCCCTCCACGGAGGCGGTTGGATTGAGGACGATACGCCGGAGTTCTTCACCTTCGGCGAGCTGGTCTTCGAGAGAGAAACCGGAGAGGCGGTGACGAGGATCAAGCTCGAAACGAGTTGAGCCCCCGCCGGGGATGTGGATTGGCGGAGGCTCAACTTCAGGGACGGGATGGCGGCCGGGGATTTGGAGGCGACCGCCCGTCAGGAGGAAGCAACCTAAACACGCGATCGGACGGAGGCATATGCGACTACCAGGTGATGCAATTGGAATCTCCGATATCAACCAATACCGGGATTGCAGAAGGCGCATGGCCTTTGGCATGGACCGCCACACCGAGGAGGGGGAGCGCCCCGAGGCCGAGGGGCCAAACAGCGCCTACGGGTCGGCGATTCACAAGGCCCTGCACTTGGTCGAGGCCGATGACCTGACCGATGAGCAGGCTGCCCAGGCCGCGTTCGATGAGTACGGGAAGTGGCTGGAGCCCGACGATGTGGACCGCATGGACAGAGACCTGGCCACCTACCACGAGCGCGACTACCTCGGCGTCAGAACGGTCGCGGCCGAGCAAGACTTCCGCGTGCCGCTGATGAAATGGCCCTGCAATTGCGTCGGCACGGAGATGGAGACACCGGGTTGCGACGATTGCAGAGGCTCCGGTGAGATCCAGATCTACTTCCGCTTCAAGTTGGATCGGCTCTACCAGCGGATTGACGACCCGGGTGCCTTCCTTGCGATCGACTACAAGTCGAGCAAGTGGGCGAAGACCCAGAAAGAGGTCAACGAGGACACTCAGATGTGGGCCTACAACTGGGCGATCCACGAGATTTGGCCAGAGTGTGAGCGCCTCGAACAGGTCTATGACCAGCTCGTCCACGGGCCGCTCTATACCCGCAAGGCCGAGGCCCAGCGAAAGAGCATCAAGCGCTGGCTCATCCGCCAGGTGACGACGATCCTGAAGAACGAGGAGGTCGAGGAGGACGGTCTGCCGAGAGCCCGCTTTAACCAGTGGTGCGCCTACTGCGAGATCCTGATGAGTTGCCCGGTGGTCCCCCGGCTGTCGGATTTTGCGCAGACCAAAATCAAGGCGCAGCGCGAGGAGATCGACGGGCTTGATCTAGGCGATACCCTGGTCGATGCCAGTGACCTCTCTCGCTTCGTCAACCTCCTTAAGCCCGCCGGCGACGGCAAGAAGGCCCTGGAGGAGTACGAGAGACAGGTCAAAGGTGTGCTGCGCTCCCTCCCGAAGACGACGCGCGAGGAGCTGGGTTACCGGCTCTCCGAGCGAAGCCGGGATAAGTGGGAGCCGGAGTCGATGCGCGCGGCTCTCGATCTGCTCGGGCCGATCTTCTTCCAGCTCATCTCGCTCACCAAGGGGAAACTGGAAGAGGCCGAGCTTGACGAGTCCGATCGCGAGGCCGTAATGAAGATGGCCACGAAGGCGAAAAGCAATCCGGCCTTGGTGGCGATCAGAAGATGAGGCTCTTCGGCCGCCGTCGTTTCCCGCGCTTGAATGAAGGCGCGCTCTCAGCGTTGAAGACGCCCACCAACCCCCCGGCTCCCACGAGATTGGTGCCGCTGTATCCAAAGCCCGACATGGAGCTGATGGGCGGCTTCGATGGCGCGGTCCCGAGATCGCCAGAAGATGAGTCACTCAGCGAAACGACCACCCCGATCCACTACGAGGATTGATTGAGTGAGGCCGCCGAGGCACCCCGGCTCCAGGCGCACTCTGCGCCGCCGGCGAGTCGCCTGGCGACCTTGCTGCTACCTATGCGAGAAGTCCCTGCCCGGGAGGAGGCAGGACGCGCGCCCTACCCGAGAGGCGAGGGCGCTTCGCGAGCAGAGGGAGGCTCCATGAGGCCGTCGCGTGTGGTCGTTTGCGGGAGTCGGGGCTGGACCGACATGGCGACGATCGCGAGGCGGATCGAGGAGCTGCCTCCGGACTGCATAGTGATCGCTGGTGCGGCCGACGGGGCAGACCAACTGGCGATGAAGGCGGCCACCCTTGGTGGGCTGCACACCGCCGTTGTTTACGCGATGTGGAATCGCTATGGCAAGTCTGCCGGCCCACGTCGTAACCGAGCCATGCTCGACCTGGAGCCAGACAGGGTGATCGCCTTTTCCCTGGGCTCACGAGGGACTCAGGACTGTATTGACGAGGCGCGGAGGCGCGGGATACCAGTCGAGGTCGTAGGCCGGGAGGAGGCCGCTATGGCCCTCTGACACGCCGAAGGCCGGCACCTTGGCTGATGACGGGCCGGCCTTCGACTTCTGCTTGCGCCAGAGATTCCTGACTGTATTCCCGTCCCCTCCCAGCGGATAAATCCGAGAGGCGGACGCTCTGGCGTTCAAAACGTAGCACGAGCCCCGTCGGAAAACAACGTTGGGGGGCCGCGAATGTAAAGGGGATGTGATGAGCGGTTTAGTAGCGGGTTGGGCGTTCAGAGTTGATGTCGGTCTTTCTCCCACAGAGAAATACATCCTGGTGGCAATGGCCGATAACGCACACGACGACGGGCTCTGCTGGCCGAGGCCGCATAGAACGGCGCTGAAGACGGGGCTTGACAGATCGACGGTCTATAAGGCTTTGAGTCGCTTCAGGGACCTCGGCCTGATGACAGACACGATAACCGAGGAGGGGCATCCTGCTTACCAGTTGGCCGTTCCGGACAACTTCGGATCGGTAAACGATTCTCCCACGGAGAATGAGACCGCTTCTCATTCTCCCTCAGCCACTCAAAATTCTCCCAGGGAGACTTCCCTTATTAGAGAAACGTCATTTGAAACGTCAAAAAGAACAGCTATAGAAATCGGTAGAAGTACGGATGATGGCCCTGACGTTTCCGATGAGCCCTCCGAGAAGTCTGCGGAGTCCGATGCCGTATCGGGGCTGGGTGGGAGAGGGCAGCTAGGGCTAGACGTTGGAGATGACGACGTAGCGGTTCTGTGGGACTACTACGTGTCCGTCTTCAGACCGTCGCGCTCGCGCCTCACTCCCTCACGTGCCAGGGCCATTCGCAAGGGCTTCAAGGAGGAGTTCACGCTGGACGACCTGAGACTCGCGGTCCTCGGGCTGTTCCTGTGGCGAAGAGACAAGCCGGGCGACAGAAGCATCAGCTCGATCTTCACGACCTACCCCGGAGGGCAGACCCTGGCGGATCGGATCTCGTTTTTTATCCAGGTTGCGGAGTCTTCTGGCCCCGGCGGGTCGGTTACGTCCGTCGATCCTGTAATTGTCCAGCAGAAGCAACAAGACGTACAGCGCGGCCACCAATCCGGAGCGCCGGACGCGGTGGAAAAGGCCAAGGAGGCCGAGAGTTGGCTACAGCAACACGGGATAGAGACCATTCGCGGCAACGACGGGTACCCGACGTTTCAGGCGCGGGGCCAATGAACGTCGCGCTCATCCCGCAAGCGCCGGAGGCAGAGAGATCCGTCGTCGGCCAGGTCATGCGCGGTGGCCACAGACTCGCCGGCCGCGTCGTCGGGACGCTGGAGTTCGGCGACTTCCACGACGTGGGTCTCCGCACGCTCTACCAGGCGCTCTACGACGCCTACTACGCCGACGAGCCGCTGGACGCGCTGTCGATCGGGGAGGCGACTGCCCCGCGCCTGACCAAGCTCTGGCACTGCCCTGAGCAGGACGTGCTGGCGCGCGTCGCCGAGATCGAGCGATCGGTTGAGTTCGCCGGCGACGTGGTGGACCACGCGAAGTTGATCAAGATCGCGGCCGATCGTCGTGGCCTTCTGCGGCTGGCGGATTCGATCAAAGCTGAGGTTGCGCGCGAGGAGCAGACGCCGGAGCAGATAGCCGGCATGGCCAGCCAGACCGCGATGCAGCTCGCAACCTCCACGCTGATTACCCGGGAGGTCGTCAGCTTTGGAGACATGGGGCGGGAGTTGATCCCGGAGATCATTCAGCAGCGGAAACTTCGTTTGATGGGAATCGAGACTGGGGCCTACTTCGGGCTGCCCTTCCTCGACAACTACATGAAGGGGTTGAAGCCGACCGAGATGCTGATCGTTGCGGGCGAGCCCGGAGCGGGGAAGAGCGCAGTCATGTGGACGGCGGCCCTGCGTTTTGCCGAGCGTCAGATGCGCAAACCACCCGATCGTCGCGTCGGTGCGTTGGTGCTCAGCCTGGAGATGGGGATGTCCTCGACCAACGCTCGCTTGGCGCAGACGATCACCGGCATCGAGGGCAGCCGGCTCCGTGAGGCCCGGGTCACCGACATGGACATCCAGGCGATTAAAACGGAATGGGGGAAGCGCAAGGAGATCCCGCTGTGGTTCAACTTCGCCTCGACGCTGCGTGCGAGCCAGCTCCGAGCACTGATCGTTGACGCCATCCTGCACCACAACATCGGCCTGGTGGTGATCGACCACTTCAAGCACTGGCACCTGGACAAACGACTCTCCAACCCAGTGCAGGAAGACGAAGAGAAGGCCGAGTTCCTCTCCCAGCAGATTGCGAAGGATCTGAACGTTGCGGTGATTTGCATCGCGCACACGACGAAGGGAATCGAGCAGTCTCCCGATCGTCGCCCTCAGTTGACCCATCTGCGCGGTTCCTACCAAGTTGCGGCGCACGCCGACTTCGTGGCGTTCGTCTATCGCCCATACAAGTACGCGGACGAGAACACAAAAATGGGTGGCAAGGTGCGGGAAACCGATGCCGAAATGATCTACCGCAAGAGCCGGCACAGCTTCGATGGGATCGTGCCGTTTTACTTCGATGCGGTCCAAATGCGAATTCAATAGGAGGCAGTAATGGACGACAGCCCAGGCGATGTCTTTGAGGATGTACCGGCGGAAAGCGAGTTCGAGCGCGATGAGGCTTTCGAGCCCGCCGATACCGAGAACGTGATCGACCTCAGCGATGCTGAGGAGGGTCGCCTTGGTGGCTACGACCCGGAGGACGACCTACCCAAGGACGACCCCGGGGACATTCTGGCGGAGGAAGCCCCCACCCCGGAACCCACCCCGGAACCCACCCCTGAGCCGACTCCCGCGCCACCACAGCCGGAGCCACCAGCCCCAGCCCCAGATCCGGAACCAGACCCGGAACCGGAACCGGAGCCCAAGCCGGAGCCCAAGCCGGAGCCCAAGCCGGCACCAGCCCCCGCGCCGAAGCCCAGACCAGCCAAACAGTCGAGAGCGAAAGCGAGAAAAACAAAAGTGAGAAAAAGCCAGGGCAACGACACTCGCGCCTACTGCGTGCTCCTCTTCGACAAGAGCACGCCTTCGGTCATGCACCAGCAGATGGAGCCGGTGTCCGAGGTCGCAGAGGGTGAGGAAGCCCCGGAGCCCAAGCCAATCCTGATCGAGGCCACAAACTGGGATCGGGCCATGAGGATGGCCTACCGGATGTACGCACCGGAGGGCGGCGAGATCGGTATTGCCGTGTGCCCCGATCGCAACTTCCGCAGTCATGTGGTCAGCGAGAAGCCGAAGCAGAAGGAGGATATGTCTCTTCATTTTGGCTGACTACTGGCAACAGGAGGCAAAGAACAACCGCCTCTCGGCTTACTGGTCTGACGGGGAGTTGAGCGTCAGGGCGAGTGGGCCGAGGGGTCAAGTCTTGGACCTGATGAATGAGCTGCACAAAGAGCGTGGTGGTCCAAACCCGAGGCAGTTCGAGACAAAACCAATGCCTGGACAAATGGAGCTGACATGAGCGATGTGAAACGCAGACTGACGATTACCGGGTGCAGATCCGTGTACCAGGGCACGAACAGAAAAGGCGATCCCTACACGATCTATGAGATCGGGGCGACCGACGAAGCCGGCCAGATCATTCAGCAGACGCTGAAGTCGTTCGATGAACTGGCGATCGGGCTGTCGGCCGAGTTCGAGATCGACCCCTACGACGGTGGGCAGCACGGGTGGAGCTACACCCTGAAGCAGATCCGGCCGAAGCTCGGTCCCCGGGTGCAGTATCTGGAGGAGATCATCTACCCGAACCTCCTGGCGCGCATCGAGCAGGTGGAGCGCCAGCTCGGGATCTCCTCGCAGCCGCCCAGGCCCCCGATCCCCGAGGGCTCGCCGGTCGAGCCGCCTCCGGCGCAGGGTCCACCCCCGCTGTCGGCAGCTCCTCCCTCCCAGCAACCCCCTGCTCAGCAGCAGCCTCCGCCGCTGAGTCCGCCCCCGGTTCAGTCCACCGAGACCCCGGTGGTTCCGGCTCCGGAGAATGAGTCTCTCTCCGCGAAGTTCGGAGGGGATGACGACATCCCGTTCTGATGCCCGACGCTGGACAGATGGGGATGTTCGCGGAGCCGGTCGGAGAGCTGGTCTGCGATTGCAGCCACGACCGGAACCTCCACTCCAATGGAGGCAGAGGCGACTGCCGCTATTCGGACTGCTCGTGTATGCGGTTTCGGGCCTCTGGTGTCAGGGCTGAACCCAGGGCGAGGACCACGGACCCGGAGACCTCACACGCGGCAGCGGCATCAGTCCGTAACCCGACGGCCAACCAGGCCGCCGTGCTGCGGGTGCTGAAGAACAGCGGGCCAATCACCGACGAGACCCTAGTCCGGGCCTACACCCACAACTCCCACAACAATATGAACCTGCCTCAGCAGTCGGAGTCGGGGATTCGCACACGTCGCAAAGAGCTGGTAGACGCGCGCCTGGTCGCTGCCTACGACAAGGTGCGGGGCTCGACCGGCCGGATGATGACCAGGTGGAGGGCCGTCGAATGTCGGGTCTGAAGCTGGCCCCAGGAGTGGAGCTGCCACCGGAGGCGATGCTTCAGCGTTTCGGCATTCTTGCCATGAGCGGTGCTGGCAAGTCGAATGCTGCTGTCGTCATGGCGGAGGAGATGTACGACGCCGATATTCCCTGGGTTGCCGTCGATCCGAAGGGGGATTGGTGGGGGGTGCGGTCCTCGGCGAGCGGTAAGGGGCCGGGCCTCAACGTTCCGATCTTCGGCGGTCTTCATGGCGATGTCCCGCTGGAGCAAACGGCCGGCAAGATGATGGCCGAGTTGGTCGCCGACAAGCGTCTGACCTGTGTCCTCGACATCAGCGAGATGACCAAGGGGCAGCAGCTCCGCTTCCTCACCGACTTCGCCGAAACGCTCCTACGAAAGAACCGATCGCCGCTTCAGGTCATCGCCGAGGAGGCAGACGAGTACCTGCCTCAGCGGGTGATGAGAAGGGAGGCGCAGTGTGTAGGTGCCTGGGCCAAGCTCGTCAAGCGCGGGCGGTTCCGTGGGATCTTCGTGACGCTGGTCACCCAGCGCTCCGCCTCCCTCAGCAAGGACGCGCTGAGTCAGATCGACACTCTGATCCCGATGCGGGTCGGCGATCCACGGGACAAGAGAGCGCTGAAGGAATGGGTGGTCGAGCACGACATCGGGCAGGAGATGTTCGATTCGCTCCCCCGTTTGGACGATGGCGAAGCCTGGCTCTGGTCTCCCCACAAGCTGAGAATGATGGAGCGGATGCGGTTCAGGAGGAGGCGGACTTTCGACTCGGGTGCGACGCCGGACTGGGAGGATCGTGATGTCGCACGTCTGGCCGATGTGGACCTGGGTGAGATAGAGGCAGCGATCGCCGACACGATCGAGCGGGCCAAGGCCGAGGACCCCAGAGAACTGCGCAGCCGGATCGCCGGATTGGAGAAGGAGCTTCGAGAGCGTCCTGGGGTAGAGCCCAAGGAGGTTAGGGTCGAGGTCGAGGTCCCCGTCTTCCCCGACGAGTTGAAGGAGCAGGTCGTGAAGCTCCTGGAGAAGGTTGGGGACCAGGCCGGCAAGGTGCTGGAGACTTCGGGGAGCCTGATCGAGTTGGCGAAGTCAAACTTCGACATGCTGGAGATCCGGCCAATGCCCAGACAGACGGACATGAGGCCGGTCAAAGTAGCGGCCAAAACTCCTCAGCCCCGCAGGCTGGAGCCATCCGTGGCGGGCGTGGATGGGGACATCAGACTGGGCAGGGCGTCGCGGAAGATCCTCCAGACGTTGGTCGAACGTCACCCGATGGCGTTGACGCGCGCTCAGGTCTCAACCCTCTCCGGGTACAAACCGAGGAGCAGCACCTTCGCCAACGCGCTGAGTGAGCTGCGGACGAACGGGCTGATGGACGACGACTCGAAGCTGTTCGCCTGCAACGACGCCAGCTTCGAGCATGTCGGGGAGATGCCGGCGAGCCCGAAGACGCCGGAGGAGGTCCGGATGCAGTGGTTGGACTCGCTCCCCCTCGCGCCCCGGACGATCCTGGAGACCCTGATCGAGGGCTACCCCCGGGACTACACGCGGGATCTCCTGAGCGATCACACCGGCTACTCCCAAACCTCCAGCACCTTCGCCAACGCGCTCTCGACACTGCGGATCAACGGCCTGATCAAGGATCTCCCGGGCAAGATGCTCCGAGTATCGGAGGACCTGTTCCTGTGAAGCCGAAAGCCCTCGTCGTGATCCCGACCTTCATGTCGAAGGAGGAGGACCTGGTGACCACGCTTGACGCGATCAGAAGCGTTCGCCATACCCAGGGCGAGAAGGTGGACATCCTTTGCGTCGATGACTTCTCGCCCGACCAGGATCTGGCCGACAGACTGGAGCAGGCCAGCCCGGAGTTCGCCTTCGAGGTCCACCGCAAGGAAGAGAACACGGGATTTTCTAAAACTATAAATATTGGATTGCAGAGAGCGTTGGACGAAGGACGCCACGCGGTTCTGATGAACGCTGACGTTGAGATCTCGACGCCAGGCTGGCTCGGCGAGTTCATCCGGACCAAGGATCAGGACATGAAGCCGGCGGCCGTCGTTGGGGCGTTGCTCTACTACCCAAACGGGACGATCCAGCATGCCGGGGTCTACTTTTCTGCCTTAACCAGGACTTTTGACCACCTGTACAAGTACGGGCCGGGGGATCTGCCAGAGGCGTTGAGAATGAATGCCTGTCCGGTAACGGGTGCTTTTCAGTTCATTCGCCACTCGACCCTGGAAAAGGTCGGAATTTACGACGAAGAGTTCTTCATGGGTTGGGAAGATGTGGACTATTGTCTTCGAGTCTTTCTTTCGCAAGAGCAATGCATCTACAACCCCCGGGTGAGGGCATATCACTTCGAGTACATGTTCCGAGGTCGTCCATCCGAGAAGATAAAGGCGTGGCAAGCGAAGAGTTTCTATCGTTTGGCGATGAAGTATGAGAGACAGAGCTTCGCCGGGCTGGTGCCAAATTGGTAACGAGAGGAGAACGATGAGCCTATTCCGCCGCCGGAGTGACCGAGCGACTGATGTCGAAGCCTGCGTTGGAGACAACGCCATTGAGAGAGCTGCCAACTGGGCACTCCATGTTTTCGAGCGTGAGTATCCCGATCAGAGATTGGCTTCGGCTCTTGTGCTGTTCGAGGCTGAAGACGAGGATGGTGTTCGTCAGCTTGGATTCGCTGGTAGCTCGACGCGCATGCCGATGGTGACGATGTTGGGGATGGTCGCGGCAGCACAGCATCTGATGTCGGACAGCCTGACGCGCGCGGTCATCGACCAAAATGTCAAGCGGTACACAGACGAAATCCTTCCTCAGATCACCAAGTATCTCGATTACGCTCTGGATGAACGTGATCGCCAGGAGTCACGCCGACCAACGAGCGGCCGAGATCCTCGCGACCCCGGGCAGGAGGAGACACGCGGATGAAGTGGTGGGAATACGATGCGCTCCCCTCCGGGTGGCCCTATGACTGGGCACCGGCTACGAAGGGTGAGAAGGTTTGGGATCAGCTCGACTTCCACCTGGACCTCGGCTGCGGCCGGGTGCCGAAGGCCCGGATGGGAATCGACCATCACGCCGGTAGAGGAGTCGATTTGGTGATGGACCTCGACTCGATGATCGTGGATCGTAACAAGAACTCCCACGACAAGACAATGCAGCTTTCGCATGTGTTGATCGGCGTTCCGGGTGAGGATAAGCGGCTCGACCAACCGCGTCGGCTCCCCTTCCCGACGGGCTCGATCAGATCCATCGTCACTCACCATTGCTTGGAGCACATCGGCGACGGGTTCGAGCGACTGATGGAGGAGAGCTACCGGGTACTGGAGGTCGGCGGCATCATGCGGATCATCACCCCACTGTTCCCCTCCTACTCGGCTGTCGCGGAGTACGACCACAAGCGCTACTTCATGGAGGGCACCCTCATGGGGTTTTGCGCCGAGGTCAACAACCAGCGTTGGACCGATGGCTTCGCCGAGCCCTATAACGAGTGCCGGTTCAAGATCTTGGATGAGGATTACTCCCCGCCCACCGATCCGGAGAGACAGTGGACGACGGAGGACGCGCGAGAGATGCGAGTTACCCTCTGGAAACATGGGGATCAGCAGGAGGAACCCGACCCATTCAGCCTGATACCGAAGGAGGAGTGATGGACCCGGTGACGTTATCCACCCACAACTTTACGTATAGGGGCGACGGCGAGTCGGTCGGCGACCTGACCGGCATTCGCAACGACGATGGCAGCTTCACATCCCACTTCGAGCTGTCCGCAGAGGAGCTGGACCAGGTTGCCTCCGGCCTCATCGACGCTGAGACAGGGAGCCTGCTTGTCGAGTTGACCATCCTCGGCAGTCCGATCCCGCCGGTGATGGTCAAAGCGGTGCCCCGATGAGTGCCGTGATGGTGGAGAACGAGATGGCCAAGCCCCTCATCCAGCCCGTGCCCGAGCCCGAGTTGGAAGCACAGCAGGATGCCGAGCCAGACCGGGAGCGGTTCGCCTCAGTCTGCATTCTCAGCTACGAGCGGCCGCAGTTCCTGCGGGAGTGCATCACGTCGGTCATCGAGACCGCCGACTACCCGTTTGAGCTGATCGTCCACGACGACGGGTCCAAGGACGAGTCCCTACGTGCTCTCCTTCAGGAGCTGACCGACAACGGGATCATCTCCACGCTGATCTCCAACCCACCGGGCTGGAACCAGGGTCAGGGCATAGCTCTGAACCGAATGTTCCACATGGCCAAGGGCGACCCGATCGTCAAGATGGATCAGGACATGTTGTTCGAGCAGGGCTGGCTTCGACGGAGCGCGGAGATCCTGGAGCACAACCGCAGACAGCACTACTTTGAGGATCAAGAGCCAGCGATGCCTCGCATCGGTGCGCTCGGGTTATTTAAGTATTCAGCCGCGCCCGTCCGCCATGAGGAGATGTTTCTCCATCGCCACGGCGACTGGGATCAGGTCAGAGATTTTGTGGGTTCGGTTATGGTGATTCCACGGGATAGTTGGCAGCGGTTCGGTCCCTTCGAGGAGAGGTCCGTCGCCTTTGCAGAGGACAACACCTTCAAGATGCACATAAGCGGTTCAGCGGTCAACAACCCCTCCTTCTCCTGGGCCTGCGGTCTGACGCATGATGACCTTGCGGTCAACCGGGGCTTCGGCGTCGGCCCCTCGACCGTGGTGATCGACCACGGCAGAGTCCAGCCAATCAAGCAGGGGCCGAAGCTCCTGGCCCCACGATGAACACTGGCGTCGTCATCCCCGTCGGCCCCGGCCGGCGAGAGAACCTGGATGCAGTGCTCAGGTCGTTGGCGCTCCAGACAGTAAGACCGAGGATCGTGATTCTGATCTGCGACGGCGAGGAAGCATGGCTACCGGAGGACCCGGGAATCCTCCACGCGGTGCCCGGCGTGCCGCTCGCCATCCTCCGCGCCCCGAAGCACGAGCCCGGGATGGAGCAGCCACGGAACCTAGGTGCCAGGTTGATGACGGACCTCCCGAAACAGGACGAGCGGTTCGCCGGCATCACTCATGTCTGGTTTCTCGACTCCGATGTGATCGTGGGCTCCAATTGCTTGGAGACCTTCGAGCAGGCGATGCTCCAGTATCCGAAGGATGCTCAGCCGATTCTGATTGGACCTTACGACTGGCTGGCTCCGGGCTCGCGGCTCCCCTACGGCGATGTCGGTAAGCAGGACGATCGCTGGGCCTCCTTCAACGCCAACCCACCCTGGGAGGCGCGCACCAGAGACCTCTCGATGGGGCTCGCCTGCTTCAGCGGCAACCTGGTCTGGCCCGTCGATAGGTTCGTGGAGGTCGGCGGTTTCTGGAACGAGCTGCACCACGGGCGCTGCGAGGACGGGGAGCTGGGTCTGCGCGCGGTGGCGATGGGCATCCCGATCGCAATGGTCGGAAAGGCTCGGGGCTGGCATCTGGACCACCCGCGCAACATGGGATGGATCGCGGAGACCAATGCGATCGACGTGCCGAAGATCAGAGATCGCCATCCCTGGAGAGAGCTGGGCGAAGGTGGAGAAGAACTCTTCGTTGTGGACGAGGATGGCAAACGCTTCAACGTGCGCTGCCGCTGCGGGGCGGAGTTCAACACGGCGGAGATCTGGAATCACCAACTGGACTGTCCGAGCAAGTGAAGGTTGTTCGGGTCTGGACAGACGGGTGTTGTCTGAGAAATCCGGGTGGTGCCGGTGGCTGGGCCTATCTGGTTGAGTGTGGCGGTGAAGTCTTGAACAGGGGCTCTGGCGGATCTAGCTCCACGACCAACAATCAGATGGAGCTACAGGCTGCGATTGAAGGGCTGAGGGCAGCCAACTACCTGGGGCATGTGAATGTCGAACTCATCTCCGACTCGAAATATGTATTGAAAGGTATCGCCCAGTGGATTCGGCAATGGAAAAGAAATGGATGGCACAAAGGAGGGTCCAGGGTGAGGGGCACAGTGAAGAACGTAGTGCTCTGGAAACGACTAGACGCAGAGGTCGAGGGCATGACATCCATTAGATTTAAGTGGGTGAAGGGTCACAACGGGGTTGTGTTCAACGAGGTTGTTGATGACATGGCCGACTACGCCGCACGATCGGGGGGAACATGGAGACTTTGATGCCACATGAGCTGAAGTTCCTGGCTGGCTTCGAGCTGCCGGAGCTGCCGACAATCTTCGATGTGGGGGCCAACGTCGGGCAGTACGCGATTGCTTGCAACAATCGCTGGCCAGGCTGCCATCTCACCTGCTTCGAGCCAAACCCGGCAGCCTGTATGGAGCTGACCCGCAACGTGGACGAGTTCGGGGCCGGGGTCTATCTGAATGAGGTCGCACTCTCGAACAGAGAGGGGACGTTGATCCTGAACCATGCCGGCGGTACCGATCAGTCGGCCTCCCTGCACAAGCGGGATCTCGGATACGCGGGGGTCAACCTACATCCGCAGGGAACCGCTGTTCCGGTCAGTCGGCTCATCGACCACCTGCCGGAAAGGTCGGTGGTAGACCTGCTGAAGATCGACGCCGAGGGGCACGAGCTGTTCGTCATGCTCGGTGCGGGAGAGAAGCTGATCCCGTCGAGGGTGACGAACATCCAGTGGGAGATCAACTCCTGCGCGCTGGATAGCCGGACGTTCTTCAAGGACTTCTGGACCATGCTCACCGAGCGCGGCTACTCGATCTCGCAGATCAACTCCGAGGGCGTAGTTCAGCCGCCGATCGCCAGATATGACCCCTCCCTGGAGGACTTCGCCGCACACCGGGAGTTCTTGGCGTCACCGGCATGAGGATCTCGGTCGTCATCCCCACGATCAACGGGCGAGAGGATTACCTGGAGCGGTGTATCACCGGCTACGCAGAGCGCCACAAGACCGACCATGCAATCCAGTTCCACGTCATCAGGGAGCGCTGGAGCGGCGGTATCGCTTGGCAGGAGGGGGCGACGCGCGCGCAGGAGGAGGGCTCGGACTTCATCCACCTGACCAACGATGACATCGTGCCGGGCTGGGGCTACCTCCAGCCGATGATCGACTCGGTTGCGAGGGGCGAGGTCCCGGTCGTTGGCATTGTGATCCCCGGGGCGGAGATCCTCGACGCGCTGAAGATGCCGCTCGCCGGCAACCCCACGACGATCAACTCCTCCCACTTCGAGGGGCATCCAGTCCTCCAGCCAGCAGGCAGGGTCGCCGTCGGCCCTTCGGAGTATCCCTCCCTTCCGTTCTGCTCGATGCAGCAGTGGGAGTCCATCGGCCCGATGATCCCGAGCCACTACGGCACCGACAAGTGGTTCGGCCACAGGGCTCATGGCGCAGGCTTCCCAAGCGTCTGCGTTGATGCCCTCTTCTACCACTACGCTGCATTCGCCGGTCGAGATGAGAGGATCGACGGGTGGCTTGGACAGGACAGGCTTTCATTCGATCACAACGTCGCCTATCCGATGTACGTATCTGGCGCGCTGGACCTGACAAGCCTGCACCCGGACGCGAAAACGCTGACAGGGCGTGACATGGCACGGCACTGGTACGCCACTCATGTCGGGCAGACCTACTGGGAGGACTGAAGTGATACTGGTAACTGGCTCAGAGGGCACGATCGGCCGGCGGCTCTGCAAGACGTTGGAGGAGAGATATGCCCCCGACGATGACATGATTTTCCGCGTCGATCTCCAGCACTCTCATCACGAGAACTACATTCGAGCGGATGTCGGCAGCTTCAGGGAGCTGGAGTTCGCATTCCAGGAGGCACAACCGTCCATCGTCTATCACCTGGCTGCCGAGTTCGGCCGACTAAATGGCGAGGGCTGGTACGAGCGGCTGTGGAGAACGAACGCCGTCGGCATGCGCAACGTGCTGGAGCTGTGCGAGCGGTGGGAGGCCAGGCTGATCTTCGCTTCCTCCTCGGAGATCTACGGCGAGATCGACAGCCCGGTGCTCCACGAGGATCTGCCAAGACAGGTGCCGGTCACTCAGCCTAACGAGTACGCGCTGTCAAAGTGGGTTAACGAGGTTCAAATTCGCAACTTTGTGGATCGCCATCCGGCAATGCCGTTGCCTATCGTCTGTCGATTCTTCAACGCTTACGGCCCGGGCGAGGAGTACCACGCCTACCGATCGGTTGTTGCGCTCTTCTGCTACCGCGCGCTGCACGGGCTGCCCTTCCAAGTCTTTGAAGGCTACTCGCGCACCTTCATGTACATCGAGGACTTCATCCCGACACTGGCTCGGGTTGCAGATGACGGCAGATCCGGCCGGGTCTACAACATCGGTGGGCTCGACTTCCGCTCGGTCGAGGAGTTGGCTGAGCTAGTCATCAGGCACACCGGCGCAGATCCCGCCCTCATCAATCGCGTCGGGTCCGATCGGCACAACGTCCGCTCGAAGCAGCCCTCGATCGAGCGCGCGAAGGAGGATCTGGGCCACGATCCCACCTGGCTCTTGGAGCGGGGGGTGCCGGAGACCGTCGCTTGGATGCGGGATCGCTACGAGTGTCCTTAGAACTCGACATCAGAAAGGACGTGCTGTTCGTCGGACTCGGCGTCAGCGCGGTTTGCTACTACCGCGTGATGTTGCCGGCGATGACGCTCGGCGCTGACTGGAGTGGCCTCGTCGGAGAGCCGCCGCACCACAAGTGGGTGACGGGTATTGTGAAGAAGGAATCGCAGATGCCTCAGTTCACCGATTATAAGGTGGTAGTCCTTCAGCAGCCTGTCGGCAGAGGGTGGATTGCACTCATCAAGGGAATGCAGGAGCAGGGGATCAAGGTTGTATATGAAGTAGATGACTATGTGCATGGAATCAAGTTCAACCTCGACCACGGCTTCCGTAGAAAGTTCGACAACCAGTACCTCTCCAGAGCCGAAGCCTCGATGAAAGCGTGCGATGCGATCTTCACGACGACGGAGTGGATCGCGGGTAACTACCTCTCCTTCAACAAGAACGTCTACATCTGCCAGAACGGGCTCGACCTCAGACGGTATGAGCTGACCCGGCCTAGACGCGAATCGGTGAACATCGGATGGGCGGGCGCGACTGGGCACCAGGATACGGTCATCCCCTGGCTCCAGGCCGTGGCAGAGATTATGCGGCTGAGGCCCAATGCCTGTTTTATCTCGATCGGCGAGCCGTTCGCCGAGGGCTTCGTCCCTCACTTCGGGAGAGAGAGGGCGATGGCCATCCCCTTCGCTCAGGTCGAGCAGTATCCGGCCGCGATGACAATGTTCGACATCGCGATCGCGCCCGGGGGGAAGGGCGGTTGGTGGCGCGGCAAGTCCGACCTTCGCTGGCTCGAAGCCGGCGCGCTTGGAATCCCAATCGTCGCCTCCCCAGCCATCTACCCCGAGATCGAGGATGGCGTGACGGGTCTTCATGCCAAGACGAGATTTGAGGCGTTCGAGAAAATGCTGCTGCTGTTCGACCACAAGGATCTGCGGGAGACCATTGGACAGAAGGCAAAGGAGTACGTCCGCGAGCACCGCTCGATCGAGGCGATGGCTCCTCAATGGGAGGCCGCGCTGAACGAGGTCTATGCGTCCGACTAGGTTCATATAGTGGTGAAGAATCAGGCATCGGAGCCGTCGAGCCCAGCAAGGTTCCGGCTCCCTCTAACAGAAGGAGGGGGCAATGCAGCCGTTCACGGGTGAGGTCTACGATCTAAGGGGTCTTCTCAAAGAGGATGACCAGCGCACACCGGACTACGCGCTGACGGAGGAGATGTTCAAGCAGAAGTTCGACAGCGCGGAGGACGAGCTTCGGGCTGAGCAGGCCAAGGCTGAGATCCGCAACGCCGGCCCGCTCATTGCTGTGTCCGATCAGGTGGCGCAGCAGCAAAGGGTTGGCCAACGGGAAGTGATGCGCCGCAAGAAGCGTCGCAAAGCCGCACGCCAAGCCAGGAAGTTAAACCGAAACTGACCGCACCCGGGGGGTGCTACTCTTTCGGGCACTGGCTGTGTGAACGGGCTAGGTCCGGCTCCTCGGTGGGGTTGGGACTGAAGCCCGTTTTGCGTTTTGAGAGCGGATAAGACACAAGAGCTGGAGAAGAGGATGGGCCACTATGAGGGCCTCGTCCGGAAAACCTCATCTCGTTATTACTCTGTTCTGAACTACGACTTCGAGGATCTCTGTCAGGTCTTTAGGTTGAAGGTGTTCCAAGCACTGAAGGCATACGATCCCAAACGCAGCAGAATGTGTGAAGAGAAATTCGTTTTTGGGTGCTTACGGAATCGCGTCAAGGATCTCCTCCGACAGTTGAGAGCCAGGGTCGATGCGGGATGGAGAGAACCATCGTTCATAGAGGACGTGGCCCCCCGCAGGGGTCATAGCCCTGAAGAGGTTCGAGATGCATTCGAGCACCACTACATGGCCTCGACAGAAGAGGCGGTCTACGCCGACATCTATCGCGAGATCCCGACGATCCCCTCAACGCTCAACAAGCAGGAACGACGAATTGTGGCCCTGCTCTACGTGGGCTTCAATCAGCCTGAGATCGCGGAGCGGCTAGGTGTGCCACGCGCGGAGATCACCCGGGTCGTTCAGGGCGTGAGAATCAAACTCGCCGACTGGAACCCGGGTAGCCAGATCCCGACGCCCGAGACCGAGCTGATCCCGATCCCGATCGCAGCCTAGAGGTTGAGCCTTTCCCGGATCTCCTCGCGGAGCGTTTCCTCTGCGAGTTTCACCTGGTCCAGAGCCTCTTCATCGACGTAGCTCTCGATCGCTCCCTCAATCAGCTCGACAAGCTGGGGCGGAGTCAGTGCCTCCAACTGGGCGGTGATGTCGTCGGTGCCAAGCTGTTCACGGATTCTGGGGTGGGCGGCCACGAAGCCACGCCGGCGGGAGTCCATCGGCTTCGGCGGCGCGGTCTCGACCTTCATGTCGATCACCTGCTCCTCGGTAAGGGCGATGCGGTTGAAGCTCACGAAGTCGCGGCCGGAAAGCTGCCAGACCATCTCGCCCACGTCGGCTTCTAGCGTGTCAAACATCCCCTCGCCGCTCGGGTCGAAGTCGCCCACATGCAGGACCACGGTCGGGGTTCGTTCGTTCTGGGCTCGCTTTGTGACCCGGGTCGCCAGTCTGTGCTTCGCTGTCACGCTGTCATAGCCTCCGCCGCTCGATACTCGAATGCCGTAGGGCTCAGCGATCGAGCGCATGAGCGGCACCATGCCGGCTGCCTCGCACCACAGCTCGATTACTCGGGGCTGGTCGGCCTGGCGGTCCTTCTGGATCTGATCGACCCAGGTATCGACGGTCTCAGAGAACTCATCGACGGTCTCGAAGCTCGTGACCTCGTGGGACTTCCCGCGTTCGTCGCGAATCCACGAGAAAGGAATCAGGGTGTGCTCGTGGATTGCCTCCCTCGCGGCTTCTGCGAACGTGTCGAACCTGCCCTCTTCGAGGAGGTCAATCACTCGACGTTGGTAGGCCCGGCGGCTGCGGGCGATGTAGCCGATCAGGCTGCCGTAGGCGTTTTCGGTCTTGTCGTAGCTGTACTCGGCGACCAGTCGGTAGAACACCTGGCGCACGGTCATCGGGGACTCCCATGCTTTGTACTCAGCCAGGATCTTCTTGGCCGCCATGATGACGGATCTGCTGTAGCCCTTCGGGTTATATTTTTGGTATCCGTGGATGCTCATTGGGTTTCCTCAATCTAGTCAAAAGTAGCGGTTGGGTTTAGATTAAAGCCTCTGTCTGCGCTTCGGCCCACTCTTTGGCGGCCTCGGTGTCCATGTCTTTGTGATCGAAGCTGTACGTCTTGATTCTCCCGCCGACGAGCACGCCTAGACTGAGCCGCCAGATCCCCTCGTCCCCGAGGGTAGAGTCGGGATCGAAGTGCCACAGTTCGGCAATGTAACGGTTCGCCACGCGGGCGTGGTATTCCTCGCCCATCGGTTCGGTATCGTAGGGACCATCCTGCCAGTTCATGTGCTACCTCCTATTTCGGTAACTTACATACACATTTTCTCACACCGGGTTTTCACCACTTCGCGGCTGACGCCTGACTTACGGAAGATAAGTGTGGGTTTTTGGCTTCCCCATCCCAATTGTTAAGAAGGCTTGACAGTGATTTCGGAAGTAGCGGTTAGCTTTTCGATTTTTTGCGGAGGTTCGCCATCAGGCGCTGTGCTTCTGGGCCGGGGTCAACGAGGTCCTCAACCCCATGTGCAGCGGCCTCTTCCCCTGAGCCCCAGAGTGGGGTGACGGTTTCGTAGTCGAGGATCGCGTCCAGATCCTCCAGCCGGTTATCAGCACTGCTCAGGCGAATGGCTAGGGATTCCCCCATGTCGTGGGTACCGCACCATCCGGCACAAACGCGCCCGTCTTGCTGATGGCAGAGGAAGACGCCGATTGGTTGGTCAAAGGTCGGTCTGTCGTATTCGGGCAGCTTCTCGTACTCAGTAATGTCCCACACTCCACTCGGAACATCACGGCGGTAAGGACAGGAGCCGCATGGGTTGCTCGCGGGTGGCCTGACTCTTCTCATGCTGCCCTCCCACTCATCGCCTCGAATGCTTCCTCGTGACTCTCTATCTCGACCTGAATGTCCTGCTCCAGGATCTGTGTGTAGAGCAGGGTCTGCTGGATCGTGGCGTGGCCCAGGTGCTTCTGAACCGTCTGGATCGTAACGCCGGCACGGAGCCAGTTCGTCGCGCAGGTATGGCGTAGCCGGTGCAGTTCGTAGGGTCCGATGTGGCTCAGCGTCTTGCAGAAGCCGGTGAAGCTGACTGGGCTCCTCACAGCTCTCGCTGCGTGCTTCTCCCCAGCCTTCCTCTTCCCCTGCCAGGGCTGGTTGCCCATCACAGTGAGCCACACCCGGTTGTGCCGAGGGCCGAAGAGTCTCCTGATCCGAAGCCACTCCGCCACTGCCCATCGAGCCTCGTTGGTGAGAGGAACCTGACGTGGCTTGCCTCCCTTGCCTTTGAGCACGGCGACCCCGGCGTTGTCGGGATGCAGGTCATCCACGGTGAGGTTGTAGATCTCCTCGCGTCGCAGCCCGCAGTCGAGGGCCAGGCGAATGATGGCCGTTGTTTGAGCCCGGCAGACGTGCGAGGAGATGCGGGCATAGCGGCTAGTGCCACGGCCCCAGCGGCTCCACCACTTTTTGTCTGCCTTCGGCCAGCGTCGATCGAGGGCCAGCCACAGCCCTTGCATCTCTTTCTGGCTATAGGGGCGGGGGACGCCGCGCGAGGAGGCGTCCCTGGGGTTTTGTACGGCCTTGACCCGCATCAGGGTGTCGGCGTCGATCAGGCGAACGGTGAAGCCCCACTTGAAGAAGGGCCGGAGCATGTTTGCGCGCTTGGCCACGGTGTTGACGTGGAGTCTGCCGCCGGAGAGCATCCCCAGGTAGGCGCTGAAGTCCTCGGAGTTGCACTGCTCGATTGGCTTGCCGGCGAACTCGGCGAAGCTACCCAGTTCTCGGAGTTGGGAGACCCGGCGCTCTCTCGACATCTTGTGCAGCTCCTGATACTCGCGAGCGAAACGATCAAGCGCGTCCATGCTTCCTCCTTCCGTTTTATGTATTCAATAAGTGAATATGGCGCGGGCTGGAGCAACCCGCGCCATCACTACTTGACGGCGACGAGCCCGGTGTGGACCTGCTCCATCTGGGCATGCTCTAGGTCGAGCTGTTCGACCTTCGCCGCTGCCTCCTGCCGTTCGCGCCGGTTTGAGGACATGGCCTCCTCCAGCTTCTCGGCATCGTGCCTCACCGAGCCCAGGATTTTGGCAACGAGAGGCGGCTTGCCATCCTGATTGGCAGCAGCGGTAGCCACCGAGCCGGTGAGTTTGCGGGGACGACCCGGGCCACGTTTCTTCTGGCCGGTATCGTCACCGATTGGTACCGGATGACCCTTCAGGCGGAGCCGGCGGATCATCATGTAGATGCCGTTCGGCGTGACTCTCAGCCGCTTGGCAACCTGGGCCGGCGTCAGGTGATCCACGACTAGGAGGTCGTGTACCTGCTGCTGGCGGGTGGTGAGTTTCTTTTTGACTGTCATACATCTCCTTTGATCGTTTGGGTCATTGTGTCGAGCGCAGTCCGCATGTGGACTGCGGTGACGTTGGGGGAGTCTTGCCCGTTGAGGAGGACATAGCCCGCGCAGGCAACGAACACCCACGACTCGTCTTCGTCTACGTCCTCCCAGGAGGAGCCGAGGTCTCTGACCGTGAGATCGACGGGTTCGCCTGCCATCATCGCCGGCCAAATCTTCTGAGCCTCATCGGTAAGGTGGTTGAGGCCCGTTCGTATGCGTCCCTCCCAGCCCGCGTCCTCGATCCGGTAGAAGCAGAAGTCAACCCACTTCTGAACGGCCTCGATCTGCTCTGGGGTGAATCTGGACATGTCCTTCACGCTCATACTCCCTCCTTTCCATTTCTAACTCGTCTGTTCAGCCTGTCGGCGAAGTTCTGGGCGTGGTCCGCGCTCGGCCACTCCTCGAAGTAGTAAGCGGTGTGACGCTGGCGCACTATCCATCTACGTGGTCGTATCGGGTGCGGCGCGGGGTAGAAGAGCTGCTGGATTGTGGTGCCGGAACCTGGCTCGGGGATCTCCAACTCTCAGCTCTCCTCGGCCTCGACCACCCTCCATATTCTCAGTCCGTATCTAGGTCGGACGCGACCGCCGTCTGGGCTGACGAGCCAGACAGACTTCGCCTTCGGGATAACCTCCGTGATGCGGAATGGACTGTGGTTACGGCTGTAGGCGATCAGGTCGCCCTCTCTTACGTCGCCAGCGGTGATCCGCTCCCATTCGATGGCGCTCATGCTGTCTCTCCAATCAGTTCACGAGCGCGTTCCACGCCCTTGTCGGTAAGGATGCGGCCGGCGTTGCCGACCTGGACCAAGCCCTCCTCTATCAGGAAGGGCTCGACGCGCAGGGCGATGGCCTTGGCATCCCGGGACTTACCCAGCGCCGTGGCCAGCGTCCCAACGCCAGCTTGGTAAGTGACCTCGCCTCTCGCGCTCTCGCGCCTCCCCTTCTCGAAGAGGAAAACGAGCATCCCCTGCATGTCGGCGGTGAGGCCGTCGGCGGTGACGCGGTTCAGGTCTTCGAGAACCTCATGGGCGATGGACTCATCGACCACATCCCCGGCGAGCAGGGCGGCGTTCTTCACGTAGTTGTTGATCTGTCGGGGGATGCCTCGGCAGGCCGCAGCGAACAGGCGGGATGCCTCATCGGTGATCTGAAGGTCGAGGCGCTCTGCATTCCACACGGCCATCGTGGCAAGCTGATCGTGGGTATAGGGGTCAAGCCTCGGCCGCAATGGGAAGCGGTTGATGAACGGGTCCGGCAGCATCCCCTCGTCGGTAGTAGTGCCTACCACCGTGATCTTGGGGAAGGGCAAGACCTCGGAACCGCTGACGATCGTGCGGTCCTCCAGCACGTTGTAGAGCACTTCGGGCTCGGTGGCCGTGGACCGACCACGGCGCTCCATGATCGCCTGCTGGTGGATCTCCTCGATCTGGAGGATGTCGCCGTCGGCCATGACCTCGCGGAGCTGGAGCAGGGTGTCGTGGGAGACCGGAGCCTCGACCGGGTAGCAGTCAACGCCCAGCTCGCTGGCGATGACGTGGGAGAAGGTGGACTTCCCGGTGCCAGAGCCGCCGACGAGCAAGACGTGATCGAGCGGTATCCCACGTGCCTGAGAGGCAGAGACCACGCGCCGCATCATCTTGACGGCTCGCTCCTGGCCGACGACTTCATCCCACGAGGTAGGCCGCAACGGGTTCCGGCTTCGATCGTTCGTAGACACGGGCCTGGGCAGGCTGGGTTCGTTCGACCTGGCCGGGATGATGGGGGACTCCGACCAGAGATCGAGGGCGCTTCCCTCCACCCGTTCGACGGGTATTCCTCTCTCGAACATCTGGGATCTCCTTGTACGTTGGCGGACAGTATAGGCGATTAGAGTGGGATCGACGCCTCAACGTCCAGCTCGGCCAGTCGGGTTTCGATCAGGGCTGCTATGTCGCGCAGATACTCAGCCTCATCGGAAGTCGCCAGGTAGCGGTCAAGTTTGAATGTCTTAGCGATTGTGTCCTTGACATTCTGCTCGCCCGAAGTGAACTCAAGCGAATCGGCGCGCACCCAAATGTTGAGCAGGTGAGGCTCGTCATACCCACTCGTGAAGGGGATTTTTCTTAGTGTTCTGCCATCGCAGATCACGCACTGTTCGTCGGTTGTTTCGGCGAGGGTTTCCACGCCAGTCGTGTGGCCGCAGTTACTGCACTGGAAGAGAACCTTCATGGTCGCTCCTTTCGCTTCCCCATCACAGGGAATCGTTGATTATGTTGGTGGCCGGATGCCCACGGTTGAGGGTCTTGGCGCGCTCCGTGGCTACCTGTTCGTTCATGTAGCCATCGCCGAAGTCTTGGAGCCCGAAGCCCTGCCGGCAAACCCCCCAGCCGAAGTCGGGCGGCGTGCCTCGTTCGCGTCCTACTTGTTCGAGCAGCGCCTCGACGGTAATACCCCTCCGCTCGGCGCTGAACTCGATGGACGCCCGGTTGTTCGCGGTCAGGTCGATGGGTAGGTAACGTCCATGCAGGGCGGGGTTCGTCGGGATGAAGTCACACGGGATAACCGTGGGGCCGTGCATTGGTGTTAGCCTCCTATTCATTTCTCCCCCGCCCCGCAAATGCAACACCGGAGGAAGTTGTTGTCGGTGCAGTCCGTCCAGGTGTCTAGCTGCACGTCACGACTGAGACCGGAGTGAAAGACATCGCTCTCAACCGAGTTTCGAGTGCTCTCGTCGTCATGCACTCTGCACAGGGCGGTCTCGGCGGCTGCGGTGCCTCTGTATGTGAGTAGTGCGATCATCTTGTTTCCTTGTCGAAGTTATGCCCCGGCGACAAGAATTAAGGTGCATTCTTATGCGCCGGGGCTCCCACGGAGGCGGTGTGGGAAGTTTTAGATGTCAGCGACAGTGCAGTAGCGAATGATCGCGTTCCCACTATCAAAGATGATCGGTTCGCCCGGCTCCTCCAGGGCCGCAAGCGCAAGCTCTCTGGCGTCTTCGGGGTGAACGCCCCAGTTCGACTCAAGGCTGGCTACGAGTGCGGGGACATTGCGGAACAGGTCGCAGTTCAGCACGTTGTCATCTATCCATAGATATGCGAATACCTTGATTGGTTCACTCATTGTCCGCCTCCTGTTCGGGTTCGCGTGGCTCTGGGAGAAGCTGGAAGGGCATCCAGTGTGGGCGCATGTCGGCCTCATAGAAGACGCGGCGGTCCAGGTCTACAACGGCGATGGGGTCTTCTGGGAAGATGTCGCTGCGCATGTTCGCGACCGTGTGCGCCTCGGCCTGTTGTTTGGTGTTCGTTGGTCGGAGGTAGATCATGCTGTCGTCCTCTTGTGCGCATGTGACAGCGACATACCTCGGGAGCTTCATTCTCATGTCGAGCCTGTAGTCTTCCGCTCCGCTGTATGCGCGGGTGAAGGGGAGATCGAAGTGGATGGCTGCGTCGTGGAACGCGGTCTGTCGTTTCTCTTGTTTGGTGGTGGTCATTATGCGAACCTCCATTCGCAATCAGAGTCGGGGTGTTCGCGGCAGTAGACATCATCCGTGGTGCGAGCCTCTTCCTCATCTTTGATGGACAGAAGACCCTTGACGCCATCCGCCCAGAAGCCGGTAGGTTCGCCAAACGTGTCCACTATCGCTGGGACTTCATGACCGCTTAGGACTACTAGTCCCTCATCGGGGAAGTGTTCGTGCGCGAGACAGTAGATACGCTTTCTCTCGTTAGTTTCGATCTCAACGCCACTGAGGGCACCCATGATCGCGCCCATGACGACGGCCGGGTCATCACGCCACTCCTCATGGTCCCAGTAGCCAACTTCGCGTCCAGCCGGACTGACGACGCGCACGTAGTCGCACTGGTAGAGCTTCTCTCCCGCTCTCCCTGCATTCGTTCGCAGTTGGCAACCGGATGGACTCACAATGAGCCCTGCTTCCTCGCCGTGTTCGGGGTCACAAAAGATCATCAGATGCCTCCCAGTTCGGGCACGTGCCAGTGGGCGAAGTCGAGCGCGGCCTGATAATCCTCGCCGTGCAGCACAACCTCGCCGCTTCCGTCCCATGAGTAGCGATAGAGGATGCGACGGACTTCATACCGCGTCCCCGTGATCGCCACTGTTTCGCTCGGGCGGCTTTGAGGCGGGGTTACGTCGCACTCAACGATGATCCGGTCGTCCGGGCCACCCGTGCCAAGCACGATGTGAAACTCGTGCGTTTGGTCAACGCAGAGTGGCAGTTCGGCGATCAGGACATCGGCTGACTCCCTGATCCCGTCGGGTTCGACATCGGGCGAGAAGCCGAGCCCATTCAGATCGACCTCCTCTAGGCTGAGATCGTCGGGTTCGCTCTCGGAGAGGTTGAGAAGGGTGGCAATGTCATCAAGGCGGTGTCGCATCGCCGTCGCCACGTACTCGCGTGCATTGGTCTCGTCAATCATTCTTGGCCTCCGTTCGTAGCGTCCAAGACAGGGTGAGGTCGATCGCGTCGGGCGTGGCCGACTCTTCCTCGTCGCCATCCTTGTGATCCTGTGGTGGCATCCAGCGAGCGATAGCCGAAGCCATCCCGTCGAATACGGAATGTACGGTTTCGCCGTGGTGTTCGGCGAGCGCGTCACCCGTGGAGCCATCGGGAAAGAGGGGGAAGGCGACTAGGGTGAAACTCTCTGGCTTCCTCATCATCTCGGCGTGTTGTTCGCGGATCTGGTCGTACCAGATGTCGCGGAAGCCATCGACGGCCTCGACGGCCTGGAAGGCGAGCGCGAGGAAGCGGTCCCTGGCCTCGCGTTCGTCCGCCGCTGGCCTGAAGAGCATCTCAGCGTCCCAATCGCGCGTGCCGGCGACTGAGAGCCAGCCGCCGCTCCGGCCCTCACTGAAGACAGTCTCGAAGCCGTGTTCGGGCGCGAGGGTGGTGGTCGCCCAGTGCCAGAAGTCGGTCTGAGCCATCTCGTAGAGCCGCTGGGCCATTGCTTCACCCAGTTCGTCGGCGAGCGCCCGCACGTCCCCAGGGATGTCGCGCAGGAGGTTGTCATCCTTGACGTTCACCGCCCAGAGTCCGTCCTTGCGGTTGACGGCAATTGCGCTGCCATCGTCGCGTTCGACGCGCACGTCAGCCCCCCGGAAGTAGCTGTTTGGGCGTGTGCCGAAGTTGTAGGTGCGTTCGCTCATGTCGCCTCCTTAATGAGTTTGGGGATGTACTTGTTGTCCGCGCTGGAAAGCAGATCCCAGCGGGCAGCGACGGCCTCGACATCGCGTGCGTCCACCCAGACCTTGGCGGTGAAGTTGTAGGGGCAATAATCGCCAATGATCTCGCCGTTCGCCTTGACGATTGAGATTGAGAAGTTGATCCCCCAGCCGTCGCTGCCGTCGTAATCGCGTTCCTCGTGAAGAACGATGGAAACATCAACCTGTTCGCTCGTGTCGATGACTATCCGCCATCGGTAATCGTCGGCGCTGTCGTCCACGGGCTCCGCGTCAACTGGCAGCCCGGCTTCGGCTAGGAATCCACGGATTGTTCGCAGGAGTTCGAGAGCTTTGCTCCCATACTCCTCGGCGAGCGCATCCATCGTGTCGTCATAGTTGCGTTCGATCACGATTCGCCTCCGTGTTCTTCGATGATTTCGTTAAGCGAGTTGACCACGATCTCGGGTGCGTTCGCTTCAAGCGCATTGGAGCGCATGGCGAGGGCATCTTCAAGATTGTCTCTGGCGACCTCGTAGTCAATGACCACGACCTCGCCACGCAGAACCTCTGCCCAGCCCGCCGTGTCTTCGCCTCCGACGACGACAATCGGCTGTTCGCTGGGGGGTACCTGCGCGGCGGGCGAGGGTATGGCGTAGGGAATGGCGTAGGGAGTCAAGCCCTCGGAGCCAGCGGGCTTATCCAACCTGTAGTCTCGAATCAGACCGGCATCGGCGAGTGCGTTCGCTGCCTCCTCATCGCTACCGAAGACCTCGCAGGTGTCGCAACGCTCGATCCACAGGCGGGTGTCGTCATCGTTCGCGCGAGTCGGGAAGCGGACACCGTGAATCACTGAGCCAACGCAGCCCTCGCAGGGTTCGGTTAGCGTTTTGTCACTCATCAGGTGTCTCCAATTCCTCCGCCCAAAGGCTTAGGTCGTCGCCATGCTCGCGGGCGAATTCGAGCTGGCGTTCGCTGTAATCCGCGAAGTAGTCTTCCTCCACGTCACCGGGTTTGCAGGACAGGAAGCCGATCAGGCCACCCGCACTCGCGTTCGAGTCAGGCCCGAGCAATGGGCTCGGCTTGTAGTCTTCGCCGCTGAAGATCACAGCATCGTTCGCACGCAGTAAGTAGGTGACGACCGCGCGCGGGCCATCGGTTCGCCCGTCCCACCAGCAGTCGAGTCGGTAGATGATCGGTTCGCTGATCGTGCCTCCCTCGTGGCTCCACGAGCCCGCGTGATGCTCGCCTTGCGCGGCATCCAATAGCGGGTTCTCCATGAAGTTGACGGGTTCGGCTTCGCCGTTCGCACCGATCGGCGGGCGCGAGATTCCGCCGACCAGCAGCGGCGCGCGACGATAGGGAGAAACCATCAGGCCGCCGCACTCGGCGCAGTGGATCTCCTCGTGTTCGCCAGGTTCGCTGGCCGCGCACGGTGCCCAGCCACCCTCCTCTACCTGCTTGTTCGCCGGCCCGATCCGATCCTCATCGAATGAGCCAAGCCAGCAGCTTCGCGTGCAGAAGAAGTGGTAGTAGATCACGTCGCCGTTCGCAGCGTGGCGTTCGCGTAGGTAGGTCATCCGTTCGCCTCCAAGTCAAATTCGTTGTGCTGTTCGAGATAGCGTTGCTCCGCGTCGCGCAGGCGCGCGGCAAGCGAGAGGCCATAGGCTCCGCGCAGTTCGAGCGCGCGATAGAGCAGATCATCGAGCAGATGGCCGGCGTGCGTGGCGTCGTCGTCGCCGGGTTCGATCGCGCGGTTCAAGTCAGTCATCGTGCCTCCTCGCAGAAGCGGATTAGCTCCGCCTCGCACGCGGTCTCGAAGTGTTCCTCCGCGCCTGTCTCCCAAGCGTTCGAGATCGCGTCAAGGATCTCCCCGTCAATACCCTCGTAGCCGACCTCGTAGGCGAGGCTCCTGGGCGTGGGAGCGTCCGCCCACTCGCCGGATAGGTTTGGCTGGGCTGGCAGGTAGTCGAAGGCTTCGCCATCGCCAGCGATTATCATGGCGAGAACTCGCGCGCGTTCGCTGGGATCGGAGTTTCCATCCGTTGACCAGGAAGCCGCGTTTTTGGCAGCATTTGCGCCCAGTTCGTAGGCGGCTCTGAGCATATCCGCGAAGTTCGTCATCGTTCCTCCTCATACCCGTCAAACCACGGGCCACGTTCGTTCGTTCGCGCGATGCCTTCCGTGCTTGTGGCGGTGGTCGAGGAAGTTTCGGCGTTCTGACAGTGCGCTTGGGCTTCGCCAAGCGTGAGTCCGCGCGCGATAACTTCGGTATCGTAGGCGTCACTCTGGTACATACGCACTACGCTATACGTGGTGTCATCGTCCATTCGTTCGCCCCCGTTCGTGATGTTTGTGCAAAGTGTTCGCTGTTCGTTGAGCGCGACGCTTGTCCCCCTTGCCATCGCTCGTTCGGGGGGATCAGCGTCGCGCTCAACGCGCGGCGATGTTTCACGTGAAACATAACTCGGCATTCTAGAGCCGTTCGCAGGTAGTCGCGCAAAAACAGCTAGAAGCGGAACGCGGCGCGGGAACGAATCCCCGCGCCGCGCGCTCGACGGCCGGAAAGCTAGTTACTCTCCGACTCCTGGGCCTCGCCATCCCCGAACTCGGGGAAGAGGTCCGCTAGAGCCTGTCGATGCTCGTCGCTTAGCGCGACGAACCCGACGGCTGGGACGGCTGCGAGCGCGATGCGCTGCACCTTGCCGACCTCCGGCTCATACTCCAGCATCTCCGCGCCTGTGGAATTGCGCGCGACGATGCGGGTTACGCCTCCCGGCGCGGGAAAGTCGGGCGAGATCACCGGGTATGCGTCCCGGTTGATCGTTTGCTCGCGCGGCTTTCTGTTGGCTGCGCGCTCATGCGCGCTGCCGACTGTCTGCGTGAGGTTGAATCCCATTCATGCCTCCTGCGTTAGGCCGGATTTCCCGGCTTGCACGAGGCTTACGCTTGGCCGTCTGAGATTGTGCGAACCCTCACAAAGTCAGACAGCCGACCGTAGGCTAGTAGGCGGGAAATCCATACATCATCCGTCTAGTCCACTTGACAGGATGATTCCCCATAGCCGATAATGCCGGTAGGTAAATCGACATTGGAGGAAACAAACGTGACTCGCTCCCAATTACTTAACGAATTGGCTCTACGTATTAGACGCGCCGACGCGCGCGGCGATTGGCAAAGTAAGGAACTCGCCGCTGCCGCTTGGCACCGTGTCCACCGTCTAAGCGAAGGTGAACTGGAAGTGTCGGGGATCGCTCGGCGACTTGCCGCGCGCTACGCCGCCACTCCACTAGACGCAAGGATCGGGCGATGAATCTTCGCGACCTCACAAAAACTGCGGAAAGAAAAGCCGCCCAGCCCATAGATGAGGGTGCCGAGATCGCGCGCGCCGCAAAGGCTAAGGAAGCCAAGGAGGATCGCGCGCACCATTACGCGATCATAGGCGCGAACGCGCGCGAGCGAACCGTGACTTTCCAGCGCAGATACCGCGCGGACGGGGAAAGCCGGACCACGCGCGAGCGGGTAGCGCCGGCGCACCGCGTCACGGGTAGAGAACTACTCTCCCTATGCCGGGAAGCGGTGCGGCTCGGCAGCTACCGGCTAGAGCGGAAAGGCATGCGGATCAGCGACGACGATCGCTTGGATGCGGTAGCGGAGCTATGCGCGCGCATCCTGTCTGAGGGGACCGTGGAGGATGCGGACAAAGCCACCCTGCCACGTAGGGAACGCCTCGGGAAAACGTATATGCGGGACCGCGCAGCGGGTATCGTGCTAGACGCATTCCGCGCGCGCTCCCGTGAGGAACTAACGGATGAGTGGGAAGGGCTAGAGACAGCCGTGATAAACGCAGAAGGCCGCGCGGATAACGCTCCCGATCCCTACCTAGCCGACGCCACCATGAGCGCCGACCCTGCCGCCACCTATCTACGCGACGCGGCGCGCGAACTGAGACTATGGCCCCACTCTGCGGAAGAGGCGGCGCTACTGCATGCCAGCCAGCCAGCCGTCCCTAGCGACCAGTGGGCGGGATGGGAAGCGATCAGCGCATCCGCCTACCGAACCCGAATATCTACCGGGAGGAAGGCTCTAAGCGCGACTGAGCCCGGCGCGCTGCGCGCGGCCATACAAAACGCCGACGAGGTAGCGAACGGCTCCCCTGCCGACGACGTGGAGCGGGAGCGCGCTGAACTTGAAGCCCTACTGATCGCGCGGCCACGGTAGCCGGACTACAGCGCATCGCGGCGCGCGGACCATGAATCCATCCCCAATCCCTATGAGAGGAGGCGAAGCAATGAGGGTCCAGAACATGCCTCGCCACCAGGTGGAAGCGGTAGCCCGCCGACTTGGCATTGCCAATCCGCAACGGTATTTGCTCCCTGACCTGCGAGCGGCCGTGAAGGTGCGGCATCGTGAGCGGTGGGGAGCGCGACCGATAGAGAACCGATGATGGGGGATGGGAAATAGATTCCCTCTCTCCGCTAGCGTAATTCGGATACTCACAAACACGGGTTCCGATCACCATAAACATACATCGAACGTTGACATTCATTACATCATCGGTCCAGTCCTAGCGGGACTCGTCCGGACCCTCCCCCCTTCTGAGTACCAAAAAACGAGGAGGCGATTTCGCCCTCAACCGACC